GATGTTCATTTATATAGTAAAAATTTAGAATACTTACCACTTAGATTTAGTTATGTGAGTGGTGCATTTCTATGTTTTGATAATGAATTAAAAACATTAGAAGGTTGTCCACAAACAGTAGGTAGGTCTTTTTCCTGTTCTAATAATTTTTTAGCATCGTTGAAAGGATGTCCACAAACAGTACGTGGTAGTTTTAATTGCTCTTATAATAAAATAACAGACTTAGAACACTTTCCAGAAGATAGTCATACCATATACATAGAAAATAATCCAATATACAATCTAATAAATACGTTTATTTTTAAACCAAAAACTGATAGCTTTATGATAGAAGACTTTATAGATTATGAGATAGTTAGAAACGGGGATACTGTTATGTTGGATAGGCTACAAACATTTATAAGGGATAATGATTTAGAAATGCCTGATTTAGATGAAATTAAAAAACACTATAAAATAATAGAATAAATCCTCTAAGATAGTAAAATATATATTTAAACTTATCATAATATTTGTATATAAATAGGGAAAAGTACAATAAAATATATATAAAATAAAAGAAATAAAAAATGTCAGATAAAGAAAATCTTAGTGAAGAAGATTACTTAAAAAAACACCTAGGAAACCAAGACTCTAATGGTAATAATCAAACGAATAGTGATATACCAACTAGTGATTATAAACAAGGTGAAGATTCAGAAGGTATTAAAGTAAGTGATTTAAAATATTTCTCATTTAGTGTAGATATGCTACCATGTGGTAAGTTTTACCCAAGTGGATCAATGCTTATGATTAGACCAGCAGAAGTTGTTGAAATACAAGCATACTCTACTGTAGATGATAACAACTTCTATGATGTTGTTGAAAAAATGAATGGGATGTTACAATCTTGTGTCCGTATAAAGTTTCCAGATAATAAGATTGGATCTTATTTGGAATTAAAAGACCAAGATAGATTATATACCATATTTCTAATAAGAGAACTTACATTCCAAAAAGGTAATTCTTTAACAGTTAAAGTTCCATCGCCATGTGGTAATGAAGAAGAGGAAATGTCTATTGAGTTAGTTAGAGATAACTTTGTGTTTCACGAAATAAGTGATAGTCTTAAAAAATACTTTGCACCTAGTAATGGTACTTACAATTTTAAATTAACTAATAAAAAGAGCTTTGAACTTGCTCCACCAACAATAGGGATACAGAAATCATTTAGTGATTATATAATCCAAGAAACTAATGCAGATAAAAAACCTAATTTAGCTTTTCTTAAAATAATTCCTTTTTTATTAGCTAACAGAACTAGTATCTCATATGAGGGTATTAAGGCTAAGCTAAAAGACTTTAAAGATATGGATGAGGTTTCATTCCAATTTTTAAATTCAGCAGTTAGCAAGCTTTCATTTGGTATTAAAGAACTTAAAAAAATATCAGAGTGTGGTGAGGAGGTACGCACACCCATGAAGTTTCCCAGCGGAGCATCAAGTATTTTCGTTGTTCAAGATGCCTTTGAAGCATATCTTGAAGAATAAATTAATGTTACAAAAACATTTCCACTTACAAGAGTATTCAATAGACTCTTGGCCATTTTGGATGTTTGAGGAAAACATTAAGATAGTAAATGAAATAGTTGAGGAAGAAGAAAAGAACCAAGGAAAGCAAGAACAACAACAATCTTCTAACTTTGATGCTAACTCAATGATGAAAAATGCCCAAAGTATGACCAATAACATACCAAAGCCTAAATATTAAGAAAGGGATAGGTTTATAGCCTATCCTTTTTAATTTATATAATTAAATGGAAAAAGAAAGATTATACTTTATAGAGAATGTATTAAAAAATTCACCTAATAGGATTAAAGAATCTTATGTAAGCAAACATTATCCAATAGTATTTGATCAAATAATAGATATAACTAGGGATAAGGATTTCTCATTTAAACAAAGAATTTGGCATTGGGTTTATAATAACACTAATTTCATAAAATGCTACTGTGGTAATAAGGTATCATTTGGACAATCTTGGAAAGGTGGATATAAAGAATATTGTTCTAACAAATGTTCTTCCAACTCACCAAGTGTTAAAGAAAAGGCAAAAAATACAATTGAAGAAAAGTATGGAGTTTCCCACTACTCTAAAACTGATGAGTTTAAAGAAAAATATAAAAAAACTAGTTTGGATAAATATGGTGTTGACAACTATTCCAAAACCAAAGACTATGTAAATAAGTCTAAAGAAACATATCTTAAAAAGTATGGTGTTGATTCATTTACAAAGACTGAAAAATATAATATAATATCTAGAAACACATCATTTAAAAAGTATGGAGTTTCCCACTACTCTAAAACGGATGAGTTCAAAGAAAAGTTTTCTAAAACAATGATGGGTAAATACAATTCTGGTTCTTGCTTTGGTGGAGAGAATTATAGAGGAGAGAACTTTGAAATGTGTAAAAACAATTTATATGTAAAGTATCTAGGTAATGGTATAAGTAAATTTAAGTGTGATGATGATAAATTACACACCTTTGATATAAGCACTGATAATTACTTTGGTAGGCTTTATAATTCTAATAAGTTATGCACTGTATGTAGTCCTATTTCTGACTTAGATTCCATTAAGGAAAAAGAACTATATGAATATGCCAAAAGCATATCATCACATAATGTTGTTAAGAATTATAGGGATAAATACGAAATAGATGTTTACATACCAGAACTTAGCATAGGCTTTGAATTTAACGGTCTTTATTACCACTCTAACAAGTTTAAAAAGAATAACTATCATATTGTAAAGAAGAACTATTTTAAGGACAGAGGGATAAGGATTATACATATATGGGAAGATGATTGGGTAGATAGAAAGGAAATAATAAAATCTCAAATACTATATAATCTTAACAAAATAGAAAATAGAGTATATGCTAGAAAATGCATTGTTAAGGAAATATGTACTAAAGCTTCATCTATATTTCTAAACGAAAACCATATACAAGGTACATGTAATAGTGTATATAAAATAGGTTTGTTTTATAATGACGAATTGGTTTCTATTATGACGTTCGATAAATTTGAGGGGAGAAAGAAAATGGAAGAAGGTGGTTGGAATTTAAACAGATACTGTTCTAAAACATACCATAATATAGTTGGTGCACCTTCTAAATTACTAAAACATTTCATAAATGAGAAGAGTCCAATTAGAATTATAAGCTATGCAGATTACTATTGGAGTGATGGTAATTTATACGAACAGCTTGGCTTTAAAGAAAAGTATATCACAAAGCCAGATTATAAATATATTGTAAATGGTAAGAGGGTTCATAAGTCCAACTATAAGAATAGTAATATTAAAACATCTATGACAGAGAGTGAATATACAAAATCTAATAATATTTACAAAGTTTATGATTGTGGTAAAATAAAATATGAATTATTAAAACAAAAAAAAGCCAAATAAATCATTATTTGGCTTTTTTTATAAATTATTATTTATTAGTAACCCGATACTAATGGTGGGTTAATAGTAAAGTTTTGGTCTATGTATTCATCAATAAAGTAATCCCATGCAAAATTTGCAGTGACTTCTTTGATGATATCATTAGAACTCCAATCTAAGTCATATCCGTCTAACTTTTTCATTTGAACGTTTTGGAAGGTAACTCGTCTTAATACAACACCTTTTTTATCATGTTGGTTAACTATTATAGTCCCAATTAAGTCACTCTTATAGTGAAGTGAGCCATTTTGTGAATTAAATACTAAATCATACCATGCTTTCATTGTGTTCCATGTCTCCATAGCACCTTCTTGATTAACATTTACCTGAAAAGGTATATTTACCTCACCAGATGTTTTAGTAGGTGTGGTTAGAAACTCTCTTGTAGAGTACTTGTAACGTTGCGTTACGCTCTGAATATCAAAGGCAGTTAGGTTGGCTGCATTTAAATCTATTTTAGTGGCATTTTCTAGCAAAAGAATAGGATCTCTACCTTGTGCTTGTAAGATAACTGGTAAAATAAAGGTTACTTCAAATAGGTTTAGATATACAACCTCATCTGGGAGTGTCCCTGGTCCACCTGGACTTCCTACGTTTGATATTTGTGTAAAATGTGGTAATGGCATAATTTTTAGTTATTTTTTATATTTTATATATTAATGTATTTTATCTCTCTAGTATATATATTAAATCAAAAAAACAACTTTTACATTAAATATGGTATAATTATATAAATAAGCAATATGGCAAAGATATTTTTGATAGGAGATACACACATTGGTTTGGGTTATCCCAATAAGACTGACAAGTGGTTGAAAGTTCACAAGGAGTACTTTGATGACTTCTTAATACCTACTCTAAAGAGGGAGGTAAAAGAAGGTGATATAATTATCCACCTAGGTGATTTTTTTGATAATAGAAATGTTGTACCCATTAATCTATTAAATTTTGGAATGGATCAAGTTGAAAGGATAGCACAAATAGCACCATTTCATATACTTGTTGGTAACCATGACTGTTGGTCTAGAAGTAGCGATGAGATAAACACTATAAGACCTTTTAAGTACATACCAGGTGTTAGTATTTACGATAAGGTATCAACACTAGAGTATAATGGTTATAAGTTCCTTATGATGCCTTATTTTGAGAAAAAGAGTGAACAGATAAGACATTTAAATGAGAATAAGGATTGTGATTATGTTCTTTGTCATTCTGATTTAAATGGTGCTAAAATGCATTTAACATCAGTTGGTCATAAAAACAATGATATGATTGGTGTTGATGAATTTAAAGGATTTAAAGGTGTTTATTCTGGTCATATACATTTAGTTCAAAGGAATAAGAACTTCACATTTATAGGCTCTAACTTTCAGATGGATAGAAATGATTATGGTGACCAAAAAGGTATGTTTGTTATTGATACAGAAAATGATAAAGAAGAATTTATAGAAAACAATGTCTCGCCAGTATTTAAAAGAGTTAAAGTAACACAAGAGAGCGATTTAGATACTTTAGAAGAATTAAAGGATACTAAAGACTATATAGACTTATTCATATCTAATAATTTATTGATTAATGATAGGAAACTTAGAAGAAAATTAGAAATACTACTAGAAAGTGGTAAGTTTGCCTCTGTGGACTATATAGACGATATAACAAATGATTTAGAGGATGGTGATGAAGTAGATTCAGTAAATGAAGAATTTAATGAAGATAACTTAGATATATCTATTCAACTAGATTATGAAGATTATGTAAAGGAGTATATTCTAAAGCAAAAATATGATAATAATAAATTTAAGGATGGGATATTAGAGCATTATTCTAACATAATAGGAATATATAAAGATAACTTTAAGCTTAACAAAAACGATAATGACTGAGACCATTGATGCGTATGAGGTTTATGAAAGAATTTTCACAAACAGACCTTATGGTAAAAACTTAAAAATATACTCAAAAGATATAATAAAGATTGTGATAGAATTACTATCAGACTATGAAGAATATGAGATGTGTATTGAACTAGATAAATACCTAGAATCTAGGTTTGATCATAATAAGGGTTATAAAGACTTTAAAATGTTTTAGGATATCTTATTTATTCTTAAGTTTTCTATCTAGAATTTTAGAAATATTAGATCCAATAGTCATATGTATATTTTTTATATCATCTGATTCAACCTCTTCGATTTCACCCATAAACTTATAAAAAAATCTATAATATACGCTAGAGTCCAAATCCTCTGGTATCTCTTTTTTAATTGATAAGTCTATCTTATAGCTATTGTTTATGTTTATTTCGAAATCAAAAGTAGTTTTAGAACATGGTGTTGTTTTAAATTTAGGCTGGTACTTAACCTCAAATACTGAATAGTCTGTTATCTTATTTTTCCTCATATAAAAATTTAAAAACATTGCAGGTGCTTCTATAAAGTCTGATAGTGTTTGTAAATCATCACCAAAATCATTTGACTCTATTATATCCTCCATTCTTTTCTTTAAATCTATAATTGAATCAAAATCTACCTTATGGTAAATGCAATTTATATCATATAAATATACAAATGAATTATCTTCTAACACAGTTTTGTCTAAATCTACTTTAAATATAAATTTAGTGTGTATTATAGATACATCCTCAGCCTTTAACCCATGTATTGAAATAACTAGTTTTAAAAACTTTTTATCAATAGTTGATTCATATAAAGTTTCGACAGAATTAACCATTCCGCTATTCTCATCAAATATATCGCTAATTACATTTTCTATTTCAGATATTTTTATCATTTTATTTACTTATTTTTTAAATTAATCTCAAACTTATATTTACCACAGTCCCAAATTTTGTGCAAATCTAATTTAGATTCACTTATACTAGTTCTAGATTTTCTAAAATTAGATTTGTGTTTTCTTTCCTTACCAACCAAATATTTATAATCTGGTTTTATAATCTTAACCATACTGAAATCCAACTTATAATATATATCACCTTGACTCCAATCTAAATCAGAATAACTCACTACTCTTTCAGGTGAGTATTTCCTTATAAAATATTTAAATAGTTTACTAGCACCACCAACTACGGACGTATCTAATGAATTACAAAACCTACTTATATTCCAATGGTTATCAAGCATTTTTTTTCTACCCTCAAAATGATCAAAACACATAAGGCTTACTAATACACCTTCATGATATAATCCTACCTTCAAAGAAGATTTATTACTTCCTTGTATATGGTTTTTCTCTAAAAACAAACTAGATATATTATAATCAACTTCTTTTATCTCACATTTTCTACCCCATATCTTACTACGTACTAAACCTAGCCAATTTCTCACTTGGCTTTTTATTATATATTTCCTATCTACCCAATCATCTTCCCATATGTGTATAATCCTAATCCCTTTGTCCTTAAAATGTTTCGTTTTGTTTATATGGTAATATTTATCCTTATATTTATCACAATGCCAATATATTCCATTAAACTCAAATCCTAAATTTAACTCGGGAAGATATATATCAATCTCTAAACCATCTTTATAGGATTGTATAATTTTTCCATTGTAAATTGAATTTATATAGTCATATAACTCAATCTCTTTTAATGAAGTAGAGTTACCTATTGGATGACAAACAGTACAGAGTGGTATGTTATTTTTTTTTCTGTCTGTAAAGTTTGTGCAACTAATTTCAAAATTATGACCTAAATCACATTTAAACCTTGACATACTTTCCCCTATGTATTCTATAAAACTACCATCATTATCTATTTTAAAATTATTTTTTCTATATAATGATGATAAATGAGTATGGTTTGCGCCCCAATTATTATGGAAAGTTTTCCTAGACTTTACCTTATAGTCATCTGTTTTTGTGTAATACTCGTTACCCCATCTTTCTAAATTAGTACTTTTAACTTTATTTTTATACTCATCAGTTTTAGAATAATATTCAACACCATATCTTTCCAAATTAGTACATTTAACTTTGTTAATAAGTACTTCTGAATTTAGTGTAAATCCACCATACCTTTCATTAAAAGTATCTCTTACTTTATCCTTATTTTCTCTTAACATCATAGGGTTTGTTACTCCATATCTTTCTAAATTAGTACTTTCTGTTCTAGTCTTATATTCAATTGTTCTAGAATAATGTTCAGCACCATGTCTTTCTAAAGTAGTGCTCTTTACCTTATCATTATACTCATCAGTTTTAGAATAATATTCGAATCCATATCTTTCTAAGTTAGTTTCTTTTATTCTATTTTTGATAACACTTGACTTAAAAGTGTTATCAACACCATATCTTTCTAAGTTAGTTTCTTTTATTCTATCTTTCACACCTTTAGATTTATTAGGATATTCGAATCCATACTTTTCTAAATTGGTCTTCTTTGTCTTTTCCTTAAATTCTTCTACTGCACCAACATACTCTTTACCATACCTATTTACATTTGTTTCCTTTCTTTTACACTTAGGGCAAGTATATTTAGGATATGTATTAAAGCGATTATAGTCCTTATAAGGCATTTCTTTTGAAATATTACAATTATCACACAATACTGATATGTTTATCCTAGAACCTTTATTGAGGTGTGTTATATCAATTACAAACTCATCATCATTTACATTATAACCTAACTCTGTATATAATTTTAGTTTATAACAATTTCTTCTTTTTATAGTAATTTTTTCAGTCTTGACCATTATTAAAATTGTTTTTCATAAGACTCTTTTCTTAAGTTAAGAACCTTTTCTATGTAACCGTTGCGCCTTAAAAGCTTAAAAACTAAATTACCTGTAGAATACTCCCCACTCTCACTCTCTAGACCAGACTTTCTGTATTTTTTTATTTTATCCCAAACTTTTTTGACACGCTTTTTATAGTCATTATAGTCGTATTTGTTTATTTCGTCTTCTAGGTCATCAACGAGCATCATAACACCCTTAGCTTTCTCTCTAATATCCATCTCATCGGGTATAAAGTCTACTCTAACAGGTTCTATGTTCCATTTAGTATTAAGTACTGAATACACACCAGAAGACCTATGTGGTTCTTTAATGTCTTGTATATAGACTTCTACTTCAAATCCATCAACATATATATCGTGTGATTTGTTCCATAGATTTTTAGCAGAATCTGTAAACTTCTTAACTAATTTAGTATCAGAGTTAACCTTTTCAAAATCTATTATTATGTGTAAATCAAAGTCTGAATATTTATCAGACCAATTAAAGTTAGCCAGTGATCCAGTTAAGGTAATATCATCTATTTCAACATTTAGGCTAGTTGTATTATAAAAGTCTTGTGATATAGTTAATAACTTTTCACGCACCTCTTCTTTCATACTTTTATCTTCCCAAACTTTAGTGTTTAATTCATCTTTTATGTGAAAAGATTTAACTGCATCGAAATCCTTTTCCACAAATTCTAAAAACTTAGTTACTTTCATAATTATATATATTAAAATATTAAGACCACATTTCTAAACTTATTGTTTTAAATTAATATAATACTAAATAACAAAAGATATGAAACTTAGAGACAATGGAATTATAACTAAAGCAGACTATATTGGTAAAACTTTGGGCGAAGCTACTAAACATGCAGAAAATGGTGGCTACGTCACAAGGGTGGTTAGTAACAATGGCAATTCTCCTATGTTAGATATGGATGCTAATCAGAATAGAATGAATTTTATTATTAGTAATGATAGAGTTACTGATGTATATGGTGGATAATTAAAAATAATTATAATAAAACTTGTGAGAACCATTTAATAGTTTTATATTTGCATAGTAAAATAAATATAAGATTTTTAAAGAAAAGTACAAAGAGAGAAAATAATTTTAATATATAGAATAATGAGAACAATTAACACATTTAAGCATTTTAGTAAAAAGTCGTTTTGGTTTAGTCCAAACTCGGTAAAGAATGTTATTTGTTCTAATTTTATGATTTGATATAAAAATAGTAAAAAATATATTTAAAGCCGAGCTTCGAAAGAAATTCGGCTTTTTTGTTTTATATAATTCTGTAGCTCAGTTGGTTTAGAGCATCTGTCTTTTAAACAGAGGGTCGTGGGTTCGAACCCCACCAGGATTACACATGGAGTAGTAGCTCAGTAGGTAGAGCACTTGGTTGAAGACCAAGGTGTCGTGGGTTCGAACCCCACCTTCTCCACAATATTAAATGGTGTGTGTAGCTCAGTAGGTAGAGCGTTGGCTTGTGGTGCCAAAGGTCGGGGGTTCGAAACCCCTCATACACCCTAAATAATACGGACGTAGTTCAAAGGCTAGAATAACGATCTCCAAAATCGTAGATGAGATTTCGAAATTCTCCGTCCGTGCTAGAGTTTAATAAAAATAATATATAGTATAATGAAACTTATAAACACATCGAGTAGTTCAAGTCGCTTAATAATTTCGAAAGAGATTCGATTGTGTGTGTAATTATTTTTTAAAAATATTATTAGCCTTTCGAATTTATTTGAAAGGCTTTTTTAGTTCTATATTTCAACGGATAGAATACTCGGCTACGGACCGAGAGATAGGGGTTCGAATCCTCTTAGAACTACTAATTATGGAAGATTTATCCGAAAGATTCTGGGTAGCGGAGACGGTCTTGAAAACCGTTTGCTTTAGGGCGTGTGGGTTCGAATCCCACATCTTCCGCATAATTTTAATGGAAGCGTACTCAATGTTGGCAAAGAGGCTGGTTTGCTAAACCAGTAGGTCTGTAAAAGGGCGAGTGGGATCGACACCCACCGTTTCCGCTAGTTTTTTATTAGTTCCTTTAATTCGTCTATTTGCTGTTGTAAGCTATCTATCTTATTATTTTGCTCTTTATTCTCATTTTCCTGCTCTGCAAGTTTTAGAGATAAGAAACTATTATAATTAACAGACATCATTCCACCGTCTTCTGGTTTCTTAACAACTCCTGGATTTGTTTTTTCTATTTCTTGAGCTATAGTACCATATACAGTAATTCCTGGTTGAGTTTTTAATTCATAAGAATATACTGATTTTGATATCTTTTTAATATTGGTTTTAAGCCTTTTGTCAGAGCCTTCGAAAAAGTTATCTGCTGTAAAATCACCATTATAATCCAAATTACCGTTTTCTCTTAAAGTTAGAGATTTGTTAGAAGCATCATTTCCTATGCTAAGATCCGAGTTCGTACCTGTAGTAAATCCAATATAACCTTTGCGTGTTGTTCCGTTAGATTGATAAAATGAATAAAAAGAAGAGCTATTACTTCCTATTCCTGCTCCTTTAGTTCCACTTTGATTAGGTAGTAATGCTTTATTTAAAAATGTCTTATTTCCATTAACATTTTGACTGGTATTTCCAGTACTTCTTACAAAATCTGTACTATCTAAACTATCTAAAGTTGCAGCATCTACATTTGTAATCTGTGATCCATTTCCAATAAAGTTTTGTGCTGTAACATCGCCATTATAATCCAAATTACCGTTTTCTCTTAAAGTTAGAGATTTGTTAGAAGCATCATTTCGTATGCTAAGATCCGAGAACATAGTTATAGGAAATCCAATATAACCTTTGCGTGTTGTTCCGTTAGATTGATAAAATGAATAAAAAGAAGAGCTATTACTTCCTGGAAGACCTGTTTCAGTAGAACCCTTAATACCAGATCCATTTGGTATTAAAATTTTATTAGAAAAAGTCTTCTCACCATTAATAGTTTCAACTACACTTCCAGTCGCCCTAACAAAATTCGTACTATCAAAACCATCTAAAGTTTCTGCATCCGTACTTACAGAAATAATACCGTTTGAAATAATAACTCCACTACCAATTTTTACACCTCCTAGAACTGCATCCGTTGCTGTTTGTAGGGTATAACCTACACCTGGTATCCTCTCCCAAAAAGTACCATTGTGAATAACGTCATCTCCAACATCATATGATATAGACCTATATCCAGAACTTCCTGAATCGTCTAAATCAGAAGTACCTGCTGTTGTAACTCTATAGTAATGTCCTTGAACGCCTGTACTATCTGCTAAAGTAGGAGTATTTGTATCTGCGTCCCAAGTGCCTTTATAAACTTGTGATGCAGATATTGGTGTCCATGTTGCGTTTCCATCAGAGTCTGTTTTTAAAAAGTAACCATCTACTGCTCCTGATGTTAATTTAATTGTAGGTGCTTCTACGATATCTGCTATTAATTTAGTTGCCATAATTATTTATTAATTTTTTTTGTTAATACTTAAACGATTAGGCTTGTCCAATTATTTTGTATTATTGTTATCCAAGCATAAGTATTATCATTGGTTTGCATACACATCTCACAATATGTATTACTCCCATCTTTTCTATACCTCATTGTGCCTACCTTATCTAAAGAGGGTGCATCAGTATCATCAGACATCTTTATTCCACCATCAACATCTAATTTAGATTTAGGGTTTGTAGTTCCTATACCTACTTTACCTTCTATAGATTGAGTTGTCTCCCCTGTTTTCTTAACTACATTGTTGTCCAATGCATAATCACCTGCTGGTTGTATACCTGCTTGTACTAAGGTATTATTTATCCAAGCAGAACCATTCCATTTAAGTATTTCACCATTGGTATTACTTGTTATTATTACATTGTCATGTGAATCTAGTGAATGACCTAAAGGTGTTCTAGCATCAGATAGTCTAAAATCGTCTCCTTCTGTTGCTGTATTTGCTGTTGTACCATATATTACTGCAAAAGTTCTTACCACAGTTCCATTATAAATATCACCTGATAAACCTGCACCAGGTGTTAAATTTTCATGAACATGATCTAGTAAAGAATACCTACCATCTAAAGATGTAGTAATATCAGGTAAGCTTCCAGTTCTTCCTGCAGTTAAGATACCAGTAGTATTACCAAAGGATAGAGCATCAACATATTCATCTCCGTCTGGTGGTGAGTCTAAATCAGTCCAAGTAGTAGATATTGTACTACCATCTCTTTGTGTAAGCGTGATAGTTTTAGTATTAGTACCCGTAACTGCCAATGAAGTAATACCATCATTATAAGAAGTATCCCATTGAGATTGTTTAGTTAATGTTGATATTCCGTAACCTTCTGTTGTAGATAGTACACCTGAACTGTTATTATAATCTAAACCTAAAACAGACTCACTGAAAGTTGAAGCTATATTAATTACACCTCCAGCTGAATAACTTATACCTATTCCATCACCCTCTACTAAATCTATAGAGTCATCTGAAAATATTCCTTTTCTTTGAAAACCGTTGCTTTTTAAATTCCAAGAGACGTAGTTATCATAATTACCTACTGGTTGTATACCTGCTTGTGCTAAGGTATTATTTATCCAAGCAGAACCATTCCATTTAAGTATTTCACCATTGGTATTACTTGTTATTGTTACATTATTGTGTGAATCTAGCGAATGTGATATTGGAGCATATCTACCATCTAAATCAACCGAATTTAAACCACTTACATGACCGAACGTATCCAAAGTAACATCTTGAATAACGACACCATTTGAATTATTAATAGAAGCTTGAGATGATGTGTCTGTGTGTGAAAATACAGTACCTGATAAATCTAAACCATTCCCTGCTGTATATGTTGTATTTGTATTAGTAACTGTCTCAGTAGCAGTAGTAATACCAGTTATATGACCAAAATCATCTAAAACTATATCTTGGATATAAGTTCTACCAGAATTATTACTGGAACCTTGTGAAGAAGTATCTTCATGACTAAAGACTAATCCTGTTAAATCTAATCCTGCACCAGGAGTGTAAGTAGTATCATTAGAGCTTGTTCCAGCACCAATAAGAGTTCTGATTTGAATGTCAGTTATGCCCGTATTTAAAGTTGGTGTTGATCCATTAGAAGTTATCGCAGGTGTACCTGTGTCTGAAACTAGTCCTGATATGCTTATGGAATTATCTACAAGCAAAACAATATTATCAGCATCTATATTACTATAGTCTGTTTCTGATGTGTTGTCTAATAAGTATATTTGGTGTTTCATTTTTTATATTTCTGTTTCCCAATTTGTAATATCACCTGTGAACCCTTCAGCGTCTTTAAACTGTAAAAGGCTTTCTTCTTCACTAAATGTTTTTTTATGTTCTTTCATGGTTTTTTGTTTGTTATTTATTTTATGGACAAGTTCCCCATATTGGTCTTGAGTTTGCAAGCACCCAGTCGCTTGCTCCAAGGTCAAAATTAAATGGCTCACTACCTATATTAGTTACGCACCAACCAGATAAATCTTGGTTAAATGAAGATGCCCCCTCAAACATACGTCTCATATGACTCATATTACTTACATCCCAATTGTCAAGGGGTTGGTTAAATGAAGTTGCATTCACAAACATACTATTCATATTAGATGAATTTACATTACTTACATCCCAACTATTTAAAGGTTGGTTAAATGATGTTGCACCATAAAACATCTGAAACATATTAACATCATTACTTACATCCCAAGAATCAAGGGGTTGGTTAAATGATGTTGCACCATAAAACATAGCTCTCATATTAGTAACACTACTTACATCCCAATTATCCAGTGGTTGATTAAATGCGGTTGCATCACTAAAAATACCTTGCATAGATGTAACATTACTTACGTCCCAACTTGAAATGTTTTGATTAGAACCAGAGTTTATGAATGGTGATGGATAAAAGGTGTTTACTCCATTTTGTTCCATATTAGTTATTAGAGTCGTGCAAAACCCTGTTAAATCTGTGTTAGCATCACCTGTAAGTACTATATCTCTTAACTGTGTTTCATTTACTGCCGTGTAAATTTTACCACTATTATCTCCATCCACTGTTCCTGAAGAACCTGCTGGAAAACTAGATTTTAAGACTACGGTTACACCATTTGCAGCATACTCAAATGGATTTTCAGTTAGTTTCCATTTATGTAAGGTGTTTAATTCCCTTGTAATACTATTAGATATTGCATAAGCTTTTATTTTTGTGGGAATATCATCTTCAAAATTTGAAGCCCCTATGTCTCCTAGACTAACTGTTATTAGTTTTTCTTTAATAGATGGCTTATTATCTAAATCATTATAATCATTGCTATAGATTCCCAAAAGAGGGTTATCTTCTTTGAATATATTACCATTTACATCATAAACCAAATAATCTCCCTTTTCCCAATCTATTCCAAAACGAGTAAATACAGTTGTGCATATATATGCATTCCTAGCTTCTGATACACTATCATCAGTAAGTGTTGGTGTATTGGTTGTTGGATTCCATTGAGATATATATGATATACTATTATTAACCGAATCAACATAATCCTTATTTGCAATCTCATCTGCTTCAGTAGGACTTCCGACATAATATAACTTTGCACCAGACAAAAACTCAATTATTGCACCACTGTTTAATGATACACTACCGTTACCATCTAACTTTTCTAAACTTACTGAGTTATTTATAATTTGTTTTCCTCTCATCTGACCTAGTACTTTATTTTAAGTATATATTATTAAACCAACTCTCCATTTATGTTGAAATACTTACTTACTCTAATTAAAAGAATAATGTTGCTAGATATACACCTAGTGAAATCGAAAATCCACTAACTAGAATAGCATGTTTGTCTATCTTTTTCTGAAATCTTTCCCATATATAACCAATTAAAAGAGCTGGTAAGATGGAAATAATAGTAATGCTAGATGGTTGTTGGTTTGATAAGTCCTCAAATACATATGCTATGATTGAGCAAGAAATAATCCCCAATATAATTCCAACAATTATATTTAAATGATATTGCGGTTTTTTGAAATATTTTTTCATAAGTTTTTATTTATTTTTTATGCTTCATATACTATTTCTACATCATCACCTGATCCCAAACTAAAACCAGCATTCCCAGCATTCCATACTAACAAATCACCGCTATTTAAGTTATCAAGAGCAAGTGGTACACTAGTTGCATTTGATGCAACAAAGTAAGCATCTAAAGAATTGCTACCATCTGCAACTTTTTGTTTTTGTCCATTTACTAATACCGAAACTCTAGAAAAATCACTAGGTGTATCACTAAGTGCTATAGTTGTAACAGAATCGTTGGAAGTATATGATGTTGCTAATGTTGTAAGATTATATACAGGTGTTGCATTTAAAAAAGCATTATCAACTTCAATCTGTCCACTTCCATTTATTGTTAATGTACTATTATCTATATTTGCTTTTAATCCATTTCCGTTAAAAGCTAATCCAGAGCTAGTTGCTAAATCAATAGCTATTGCATCAGTTAATATTTCTAGACCTACTCCAACATTTACGTCTAATACACCTGAATTAAGTGCTAGACCAGCACCAGCTAGACTAGAAGCAATTACTACATTATCACCAGAAACATCAAGTCCACCACTAGCATTTACTGCAAAAACACCTGTTGTGAAGCTAAGTCCTGCACCAGCAGCACTAGAGGCAATAGATACACTAGTACCATTTACGGTAAGTCCATTATTAGCACCTACGCTTAATACGCCAGAATTGAGTGTTAAGCCATTCCCAGCAGCACTAGAAGCAATAGATACATTAGTACCATCTACAGTAAGTCCACCACTAGCACCCACGTTAAATACACCATTCGTTAGCGTAAGACCATCACCAGCAGTACTAGAAGCAAGTGTTACATCATCACCATCAATTACAAGCCCACCACTAGCATTTACTGCAAAAACACCTGTTGTAAAGCTAAGTCCACCACCAGCTGCTAGGGGATTTATTGATACACCATTCACATCAGCGATAATGCCTTCATTTGGAACAATATCTATCTTACTCCCATTGTCAGTTAAGCCAAGACCAGCTAAATCACTAGCAACTTGTGCAGTATCTAAAGAAACTACATTATTATTTCTTGATAAACCTGTACCAATATCCGTTAACAGTGCTAACTCAGAACCATCGATACCAGCAACCCAAACAGATGCAGATTCATCCCATATAAGATTGGCTCGTGGATCTGTACCTCTGTCTATTTCTATACCAGCATCAACTCCACTTCCTGCGGAATTTCCTTTGGCTAATGTTATAATATCATCAGTTATTTCTAATTGAGTCGTATTTACAAAAGTGGTAGTTCCATTGACTGTAAAATCACCATCAACTATTAAATTATTTGAAAATGTTCTGTTACCAGCTATAGTACTTTTCAATGTAACTGTATCACTAGTTACTTCTAATGCATCTGAATCAACATTAACGCTATATACACCAGTTGTGTATGCTAACCCACCACCTGCACTAAGAGGATCTAGGCTAAATGTTAAATTTGTGAGTTCTAAACCATCACCAGCTACGTATATTGCATCTTGTGATGCTTGTGATACCAGTCCATCAACATATAGTTTGTTGACTAATTCATCATCTGTTGTTGGAGCATCTGTATAAAGCAGTTTAGCTCCTGTTAAAAAATTGATTTCAGTAGTACTATCTAAAGATACTTGACCACCTGTTAATTTGTTAAGAACAATAGAATTATCCCTAATTTGCTTTCCGTGTAATTGGCTCATTTCGTTATTTTTTTTTGTATATTGACTTATTATAGATTATATATTAAATATTAAAACTCTTATTTATATATCTTGATAAAAGAGCTATTTGATATTTGATATATAAACAAAATTAAATACCACTATTTATAACTTTTAAGAAAAAAAGGTATTTGATATTTAATATATAAACAAAATTAAATAACGAAATGAGCCAATTAGACGGAAAGCAAATTAAAAATGATTCTATTACCCTTAATAAATTAACGGGTGGTGACCAAACATTTTCAGTAGGAACAACTCTTAATTTTAACACAGGATCTGTACTAACAATAAGTGCTGACTCCATATCAGCACCAAATTCAGTCGTAAATAAACAATATGTAGACTCCGTTGTAGAAGGATTAGACGTAAAAGAATCTGTGATTCTTAGAATATTTGATGATGCTACTGTATTAACTGGTGAACAAACTATACAAAGTGTTGTTTTGGTTGATGGTGATCGAGTTTTGGTAAACAGAACAACCGCAACTACTGATAGTAATTTATATATAGTAAGAAGTGGTGCATGGGAAGTTGCTTTAGATGCAGTTCCTAATGATACTTTAACATCTGGTTCTTTTGTTTTTATAGAAGAGGGTGATTTCTCTAATAGTGGCTTTGTTCTAATTACTTCTGATGAAGATTTAGCAGAAGTAACGCCATTACTATCATGGACACAATTTACTAATGCTAGTCTAGTGAATACTGGTGTAACACCAGATACTTATGGTGATGAGACAACCAATACTGTTCCAACTTTTACAGTAGATTCTAAAGGTCGAATTACAAGTGCTAGTTCATATACAATAAATTTAGGAATAGGTGCTGCTGAGGATGGTTCTTACACAGATGGTATTTTTAATGATTTTACTGAAACTACACCAGTTGGAACAGCAGTAGATAGATTTAATGAGGTTTTGCTTTTATTAGCACCAGCACCACCAAAGAATTGGAATAATACAATTACTTCACTATCGTTTGTAGAGAGTCCTAGAAATGCTAGAACCTTAACATCTGGTACAACTATAAATAATTTATATACTGATAATACACCAACACTTTCTAGTTATAGTGGTTCTCAAAATATAGGAATAGGGGAAGATGCAAGAGTAACAACTGGTGTGTTTGAATTATTAGACAATGGTGTATCTTTAGAGACTTTTACATTAGATGGTGAAAATACAACAGCTAATACTAGTGGATATTTAAGACATAGTGCATCTGTTGATACTTATGATGGTCAAGCTGGTAAGGCTGGGTTTTGGACAGGTATAACTAGCTTTTCATTCGGTTCTACTGCTTTTCCAGCAATAACACCTTCTAGTACTGAAAGAACAGTTACACTAACTTATCCAGGTAATAATTCACCAGTTGAATTAGATTATTATATTGATTCGCCATTAGCAGTAAGCATATCAAATGCAAGTGCTGATTTCCCAGCTATGAATAATTTTATAAGTGGTCTACCATCTTTGAGCGTTGGGGATTCTATAACAAATATAGCCTTTGATATTGAAAATGTTGCTTCATTCTTCTACTCACCTAATGATGTTTGGCAGATACAACAAGGTGTGGTAAACTCACAAACTGGTGATCCAGATGCAGTACCAACAACAAATGGGGAGACTGGTGTATCAACTGGTAATTCAACAACAATAAGAAATGCTCAATTTAGTGATACGAGTGTATCGTTTTCAATAAGAGGAAGAAACTCAATAGGTGTGTATGGTAGTACAGAAACAGTATCATCTAATACAACTAGAATAGATACAGTATCTGATGAAAGTAATAGATTTACATCTGGTGCAGGTTCCTATCCAACAACTGGATTTGGTAACAATTATGACTCGACACAATCTTTATTAACAGGTAGTTATGTAAACGAGTTACTTTTAATTAATGGTACTTATGAGTATCCAACTGGTGACTATACTGCTTTTGGTGCAGATAATTATGATAATGCTACTGGAACTAGATTTGCGACATTCAAGTTCCCTAATGCATTTACTAACAACTCAGCTTTTACATTAAATATTAATACCTCTAGTGGTATAACACAAACAACCAATGAATCAGATATGTTATTGGAAGTAAAAATAGAAGGATCTACTTCTTCATCTTGGGTTGATGCTGATAGTGGTTATGCTGGTGTTGGTAATCCAGGCTCTGGTGCTGATGGTGTTGCATCAGTTGTTGTAGCAAGTTCTACTCCAACTTCTAGAAGAATAACATTTGGATCTGCTGCCTATACAGGCGATTTAATAATAAGAATAGGATTTACTGCTGGTTCTTCTAAGACTTTTAGAAGCATAACAGTAAGTGGTATATAATAAAAATAAAAGAGAATAAGAAATGGCATTATCATCAGAACAAAAATCGAGTAGATTATTTAAAAAGTCTTTGGGAGCAGGGGAAACTTTGTTATCTAGACAATTTTTCGAAGAACCTAGGTTAGGGAGTGCTACTGTTCTACCTGAACAAATATGGACAGAAGCGGGAACTATACCTTCAACTGCACCAACACTTTCAAACAATGGAGAAGATGGTGTTGTTAAATATTTAGAACTATTAGAATTAACACATGTTGCTGGATCTAATAATTTATCTTACTTCTCATCAGAACTAATAGATGCTATACCATTTAACTTTGGTGATGGTAGTTATAATTATGGTCTGTTTAAGAACAATGGAACAACTGTGATAAATTTTGGTGAAGGAGATTGGTTACTTGATACTTCAGCTGGACTTCTTACATTTTATGGTAGTTTACCAAGTGGTGTTAGTGCATCAAATCCACCAAAGATTAGTTTCTATAAATATATAGGTACTAAAGGTCTAGGAACAAGTTCTTTACAACCAGTATACCAAACAGTATCACCATCTACAACACATAATGGAACTGCATCACTAACTAGTATAGTGTTAACACAAACACCATCTATCGCATTTACTGTTGAAATATATGTTAATGGACAAAGACAAAGCCTTGGTGAAACTAATACATCAAATTGTTGGTTTGGTACTGTAAATAGTGCTATTTTATTTACAAATTTGAGTTCAAATGATGCATTTGTATGGAATGCAGATGGATCGGGCTTTGAACTAGACACTGATGATATAATTGATATAGTATATGCATATGAAGCTTAGTAAAAAAATACTAAGTTTCATATATTATTAACACTGTGTCTGCTGTAGATAAGTGATAACCAGCTACATTACCATTGAAATATAAACCACTCCCTTGTTTTATTTGACTATAAGAAAGCACTGAAGCACCATTATCATCACTAAAATAACATGGTTCAGTAACAACCCCGTTTCCTATTGCCTGAGCTTGTCCATTTATAAATACTCTAACACTTGTTATTAGATTAGGTGTTCCACTTATATCAATACCAGTATATCGATTAATATCACTAGTTGCTCCTAATGGATTTTCTCTTTGGGATATAGTATCAGAAGATACAATTTCAGTACTTGGCAACCACTTGAATTTACCATCCTCATTTGATAATATATATCCATTAATAGCATCACCATGAATACTAGTGTCCAATTTACCAACATCTATACTATTATCTATTACATCAAATGAATAAGATGTATCATCACTATTTTGTACCTCTGTTACTTGAATAGTATCTGTGCTTGAAAATTCTAGTGATGATGACTCTATAAGCGATATAAGTTTATACTCTCCTTGATTATCAAATACACCATCGTTTATGATTACAAGAGAGCCGTTGGATATTAAAACCTCACCATAGTTTAATAGAGTTCCTTCTATTTCTAAATCACCATATATCAAATATTGGTGATTTTCTGGTACTATAATATAATCATCAGCTGCAATTTTATTTTGTACCTTTAAAGAATCATTTGAATAATGTTGTATTAGTTGAAAAAATTGACCATTATATAAAAGTGAGTATATCACTCCTGATTTAATATCATTAGGTACTATATTTACTAAACCATCATCGCTAGCTTTTTTTATAATAATATCACCTAATCCATTTATATTAATAGTCGATTGTACGCTAGTATTGTCAATATCAAATGATGTAAGTAATATAGTGTTTTTGACATATTCACTATACTCAGTCTCTGTTGTTGATTGGTATGAAATACCATCTTGTGATGTTGTATTAACTTCTATAACTTGGTTTAAATTCTCTTTAATCCAGACACCATCTGGGTATACACCATCATATCTATAAACTGCATTTTTTTGGTCATTAATCCTGATAGAATCACCATTGTTAGGTTCTGTTTCTAACCATTCAGATGAATTCCACTCGAATACTATACCAGGAGATTTACTATCCCATATACCACTCAATGAATCACCATCTCCTAAACCACCTAGATATCTAGAACCAGTTTGGGGTGTGTTAACTGGTGATGTTATAATTGATTTAACAGAGTCTAACCATTGTGAAGATCCAGAAGATTCTCCACTACTAAACTCAACCCAGTTATTATTATTTGTTATTACCTCATCTACCTCGTCAAATATTAATTGGTATGTTTTATCTTCTGATTTTACATAACAAAGCATACCCCAATCCCTTCTTTCCTCGATAATACTATTTCTATTAGATATATCATCCTTGGAATGTACACCACCCTTTATCTCCGAGGAAAATGCAGATGCTATTGGATCTAAAGAATCATTCGGTCTTATTGATGCAGTTATTAGTGTTCCAGTATTTTGACTCATTTGCTTATTTTATTTTTAATTCTTTATATTAACTTATTTGAAAAGTTCCTATCGGTGAATTTTGAACCGTGTTTGTTATCCATATCTCATAATTTGATACAAATCCGTGTATATTTTCAAATGTCCAATCTGTTCTAACTCTAGTAAATGCACTATTTGGTTGTCCATTAACTGTGAAACTAGGTGTTTTTGATCCAATTACAGAACTTGGCCATGCAAATATCAAATGTTGTTCATCCCCATCTATGCCATTATAGTTTTTATTTTTAGAGTTCGATAACTCATTCCCATTCCCAACACCAGCACCATTAAGACCCTTTATAAGTTCAGAAGTTACAAGACCTGATATGGCAACAACTGCTCCTGGATTACTACTTAGATTAGGATTATTTAGACTACTTAAATCTATTCTACCCCAATATATTCTATTTTGCCATATTAGGTTAACAGAACTATTACTTGTTTCTGTACCATCTGATGATGACATAGAAAATTGGTTAGTTTCTTGTGAGCTACCAGTTACACTGTGTGTACCAGATGTTAATTTAGTACCACTTTCGTCTAATCCAGTTGGTGTAAAAGTTTGTCCATCAACTGTTATGAGTGTTATGGGATCTGTTTTTTTATCAACACTCCAATTTAATGTTAAGCTATTAGTTGATAAACCAGAAGGATTGCCAAATTCTCTAATACTAGCACCTGATAAGGTTAATGATGATGATAATGGTATATAGGGATATAATAATTTATTCCACATTTCTTGCATATCAGTTGGATTCTCAAATGTTGTCCCAGCATCTATACCACCAACTTTAACAGGTACTGGATCTGAATTCACGAATGTTGTGTCATTCGAACCATTTGCATCCTCTGAGCGTAACCATAGAGTATATATACTATCCCTAATATCTTTTGCTGCTATAAGGTTAGTATTGTTGTCTTTTAATTTATTTATTACTACAAGTAAATCATCTAACTCGTTAGATAATGTTGATCCACTTCCTACTGTACGTACTGCCATATAAAATTAATACTTTTTATTATATATTAATTTTAGAATTTCAGTTTATGTAAGATTTATTCAATATGTTTATATTCTATCCTTTAACTCCCATATAAAGTATTTATTGTTATCATTCTTCACTAAATCACCATTTATAATATCTGATATAATATCTATTAAATTACTATCACTTCCAAATTCTAATCTTTTTGAAAGAACACGTTCTAAGTTTTCTCTTGTCATTAAATCAAACATTCTTATTGTTATGTTATCACTTAGCATAACATCTTTATTCTTTAGTTCATTATAATAGAAGTCTATTACATTACCTTTTATGACCTCCATATCTTCATCTGTATAAATAATAACATTTACATCCTTATAAGACCAAGCACTGACTCTAAAAAGTCTTTTATCAGTATCAACTATATCTATATCACTTAGATTAGTGTCATAGTAATCTGCAAGGTATTTTTCCATAGAAACATTTGCCTTACCCAGACCTTTGTATAAAGTAGTTTCTAGTTCTATTAAATTATAATCCTCTGATTCAAAGAACTTATAATTTTCAAATGTCATTATACTATCTTTTTCCATAGCTACTCTATCTTCTATAACGTCTTTTAAGACCTTATCAGCACCTTTAATACCATTTAACTTATTCTTTGTAAGGAAGTTATCAAACCTCTTTGTACCAGGCTTTAAATACCTTTTTAACCGACTTGGTTTTATTTTCCACTTTTCTATATATTGATCAATTAAAGAATTGATAATTTCATAGTACTTATTAGCATCCTCTCTGTTATTTATAGACATTATGTTATTAATTTTTATGTCTTTATATATTAAAAACGAATAGCTTATAATTAATATATATAGTTCAAACTACTTATTAGCAAATTAAAACTTGTTAATGCAAAACAATATATTAATATATAGACTATGAATTTAAGAGAGGTAAGAGCTTATTATAATACTAAACCAGTTGAGTTTGTTTTAAAGGAAAACTATAACTTAGTAGAGGATAGGGAATACATCCCTAGATTTTCGCTTAAAAATGTTAAAGAAATACAAGATGTTCCGATTAACCAACCAATAAAATATTCTGAAAAAATAGCAATTAAAGCCATAAAATATGGTATGATTTTTTTAGTAAACTATAAAGGTGCAGAAGATGACCACTTTGCTGGACACGAAAGAGTTGTTTATTTTATGGTGCTTGGTCGTTCATCTAAAGGTAAGCCTTTGCTTAGAGGGTGGCACATGAATGGTTGGTCAGTGTCTAATAAAAGACATATCAATAAAATTTGGAGGCTTTTTAGAACTGATAGAATATTATCAATGACATTTACAGGCTCTTTTTATAGATTACCACCTAGTGGTTATAATGCTAATGATAAGGGAATGAGAGGTGGTATAATAGCTAAAGCTGATTTTAATCAGATAAGGAGAAACCAACAGAACTTAGTTAAGCAGAATACAATACAAAATAGAGATGATATAACTATTGGTGATGAGAAAAGGAAATTTGCAACAGTTGTTGCAGAAACAACTGACACACAACTAAACTTAGACAAACCAATGGACAATGCTTATATAAATAATGCAAAGGATTTACAAAGTATTAGAATTTCTTTTTGTAAATCAGTATATGGGTCAAAATATATTGCTATATTAGGAGCATTGGGACAACCTGGTAATACAGTAAAAGTTTTAGACCAAAACAATAAGCAAGTAGGTGTCTTTAAAGTACTAGATTCTATAACTGGGCAAGTATTAAAGAATATAAAAGCAGTAAAGGGAAATAAATTATATGACCTTTATGTATTTGATAAAAAATTATAATATCTATGAAATATCTAAACCACATATACGAAGAACTAAGCATTTCTGATTTAAATCACAAAAACCTTAATAAGTACATAGACAACCTATTATTTAGACTAGGTGAATATGAAAGCTATATAGTAGAAGATGCAGAAAAGCTAAAATCTATTGATGTTAAGATAATAATTAGAGAGTTAAGAAATGAATTTACAGACGAGTTTATAAAAGAGCTTAAACTAACAAGCTTTATCTTAAACATAAATGAAATACTTAGACAAGATAACAAACATTCTAGAAGGTTAGTAATTAACACTTTTAAAAGATATTATGCTTATCTAGAAAATATTAAAAAAGATAAGGTTAATAAAGAGATTGAATCTATTAAGGGATTTGATACTTGGAAAAAATACGTAAATAAGAAATAATATATAAAGAAAATAATCAACTAATATGAAAAAAATAAAAATACAAAAGTTTAACGAGTCACATAGTGAAGAGAAAAGTGAGAACTATATGTTTTTTGCTAACCTAAATCATGTTTGTAGAATGGTATCAGAGATGATGTGTATGGATAAGGGTGATGTAGATGAAATCTTAAAAGAACATGATTGGGCAAATGACCACCTATCTAAATCTATGGAGTCAATACAACATGTTTATAATTTTCTATTAGCATGTGAAAAGGGTGAAAATCCAGAAGTACCAGAAGAGTGTAGAGACACACAGCACCACGATATGCATAGTGATGACACACAAGGGCATGATACGCATAGTGGTGAAATGCACGATGATGATATGCATAGCGAACAAGAAATTGTCTCGGAAAAAATTATTAAAACATTCGAATCTTGGAAGAGTCATAAAAAAAGAGATATTAAAATACATGAATCTAATGATGGATATTTTAAAAAAGGTGATTTTGTTGAGATAATATCAGATAATGAAAACTATACAGAATTTTTAGATAAAAAACTTGTAGTGACACACATTGCATATAACACAGATCAGCACCCAGGTTATGATGAAAGTGTTTCACCTCAAGCACTTATGGACTTTGAGACTGTGGATGGTGAAGAAGTACCATTTTCTTTGTATGAGTATGAAGTATCAGGTGTTTAAGAGATAGTTATTATGTTATTATTTACCTCTATCATCTCTCTTATTTAGATTGGGTTGACCTGCTTTGATATAAGATTTCAGAAAATCTATAAGTTTAAAGACTTTAAATAATAGAATAAAATTTATAAGAAAAAAGACCATTAGTTTGGTCTTTTTTTTGAATTATACCCAACAAAATATAATATAATAATATAACTGATATGAGTACAAGTAAATCATATGACCAAGCTGAGGTAGATAGAATAGAGAAAGCAAAAGAGACTAACGAAAAGCTAGAAATTTTTTTTGAAAACAAAAGGAAAGATTGGAACAATAAAGTGAAGCCAATATTTGAGGTTTTGAAATTAGATCCAACAAATCCTGGTAACTCTAAAAAATTACTAGACTACCAATCTATGGCATTGGTATATAGACAAGATATAAATGACCAAATAAACCTATTCCTTAATAAAAGGAGCAAAGAGTCTGTAAAGTTAAAGGGATTAAAGCAAGAGAAGTTTATATTCTATGCAACAGGCTTTGGTATAAAAACCAATCTAGGAGAAAAGGGCATATTGATAGATGGTCATATAGCACAAAATCAAAGAACTATGGAACTTATAGAGTCTTACATTCAGTTTCTAAGAGATACTGTCAAAAATATTGAATCCTTTGGATATAGTATTAAAAACATAATTGAATTATTAAACTACTTAGGTAGCCAATAGAGAGAACGCAATATGAATAATATAAGTTTTAAGTTGAAAAAAAATTGGGAAATTAAGTCTGACTTACTTGAAAATGGATCTCAAATTATCTTCTATGAGGGTCATATATTCGAACCAGATGAAAATAGTTTATATGTGATAAGTAGCCCAGTTGGTACTAGGACACTCTCGCTAGAACAGATGAGAGAACATGATAAATTTATGGAAGTAAAGCAACATAATATGAATATAACTAATACTGATGATGAGGTAACTAATGATGAAGTTGTTAATAACTGGAGAATACAACTTGATGTCAAAACTACTAAAAGTAAGCTCAAAGAAGTTCAGGTATTAATTGAAAAGCATATATATCCAATTCTTTAACTCTTAACCTTTGCCTTCTTTGTATTACTAACACTTTTTTTACCTTTCTTACCAGCTTTAATCTTTTTGGTAACAGTAGCCTTTCTTTCACTCTTTGATAATGACTCGGCTTTTTTCCTAGGTAAACACCTTTGTATACTTTTTCCTTCTGGCATACTCCCACAAGATCCTGCTATATTACCTTGTGTATCTATTCTAACCCAATCATCGTCAAACCATTTGTCTAGAGCTTCATTCTTCTTCCAAGAACCACCCCAACTATTATATTTTTTAACTGCTGCACCATTTGAGTAAGCACTAGGATATACATCAAAGCCTTTACCATCATTCGGAGAGTCGTATGTCTCGCCTTTGTGTCTAACAGATGCAACACCACCGTGTCTAGTTCCCTTAACCCATCTAAGTGCTTTCTGCCAAAGTTTTTTATCAGTTGCAGTGTTTCCTTTGGACTCATTTTTCGAAAAATCTTGAAATTTAATTAAAGTTTTTCTATCTTCCATAACACCTATCAATTGTTGTATCTCTTTCTCTATCATAGAAAGACCTTCATCAACAGAAGATACCTTTTTACTAAAATCTATTTTATTCCCAACAATCTTCATCATAAACAAATCATCAATCTCAAACTCAAATCTTATTGGGTTATCATCTATCACAAAATTTACAATTAGTTCATTATCATTATCCCCTTCCCATTGATACATAAGGTCAGATCCATTTGTAGAGTTTTTCAACAAATCACTCAACTCCTGCATCTTAGCATTTATATTATCAGAGTCTTTACTTTCGTTTATAAAATTTAAATATTTCTTTATCATAATACTATATATTATTTTCAAAACTTGTATTTGTTACATATTATCATAATCTAAATCTTCTAAGCCTAAATAATCCATAAACTCACCTATTGCATTATTAGTATCTTCTTTACTGAAGTAGCCAGTGAGTTCCATTACAATATCACCTTCACTCATTCCATTCAGTATCGATTTTTTAAAAATTGAATATAAACCAGTATATACACGTCCTTGTAATTGTCCTTCAAAATTACTTGGAGAGTACTGTGCATGTCTTGATGAAGAGTTTGGTGGTGTGCCTTTCTTAACAGCACCAGATGATATATCGGAAAAAAACTCAACACCATCAACAACAATGTTGCCTCTAGTATTAATCTCTACTTTTCTACCAAATAAGCTAAGTATTTTACTTTTTTTACTTTCTTTCATCATTCTTTGTTTAAAGCTATCTATGTTTTTCATCTTGTGTTATTTTTTTTATACAAATATATATTAAATAAGAAGTATGGCAAAACTTATAATGATATATTCAACTATTTAATATTTATGGTCTATAACATTATAATGTCTGTTGTGTAATACATTATAGTTTATTTATGACAACAAATTATTTTTTTCAAATACAAATACAAATAAATAAAATGTCTGATAAAATAAAATTCAAAATTAAAAATGATATGTTTCCCGATTTCATATCAAAATTAAAAGACTTAACGAATATTGATAAGACAATAAAGTTAAAAATAGACAGGGATAATATACTTATGTACTCTATGCTAGGTAGTGGTTCTATAATGGTAGCTTTTAAAAATTATATCCTAAAGACTAGCGATTATCTAGAAACAAAAGAAGATATAGAATACACATACGATATTATTATCACTAGTTGTGATAAGTTTGTAAAGAATCTTAGTTTTATAAAAGAAGAAGATTTAATTGGTATGGTTATTACACATAGAGATTCTAATGAGGATGATGATGTTAGGGTTGCTAGAAAAATAGAAATAAAGGGTGGTAAACTAAAAGTAAATTGGCTAGCAGGTGAGTACTATGAGGTGAGAGATTTAACCAAAGAAAAATTAGAAGAAAATCTTGACTTAGACAATAGAACTTGGAACTTTTCTCTTACACAATCACAATTTAGTGATGTGAAGAAGCTATCAAAAATAAACACTGACAATATAATAACGTTCAATGTTGATAAAGGAAAAGTATCTATATTTGAAAGAGCAGCATGGGATTTAGAAATTGGGATGATAGAAAATATTGATAAGAACTTTATATTTAATAAGAGGTTTTTAAAGTGTGTTGATGAAACAATGGAAAACATAGAGTTTAGTTTGTTCGACACTTTCATACTTGTCAAAAACAACGATAACAATCTGATGTTGTCATATGAACAAGATTTTTCAGATGAAGATTTATAAAAAAATAAAAAATATATGATTGATAGAGATAACGACTTAGACTTAAAAAAACCTATTTTTGTTCTATATGTTAATGGTGAAGGATATTCAAGACATAATACAGAAGAAAAGATAGATCATTACAAGCATTACTTAGAAAAGGATAATATAACACTTGTTGTTATTGTATCCGATAGGGATTCATTAGAAATAGTGTGGAATGGTAGTGATTACATGAAATCTGATCAACTACTACAAACTGATATTGATAAGATAAAGAAAAGTATGTGTAAAATATATGAAGTGGTATCCGAAGATATTACAGATGCTAACATAAAAAGAAAGTTAAGAAAATATCTAATAGAAGATATACTAGATGAATAAAAAAGTAATACACGGCGACTGTTTTGACTATATGCCAAATATAGCAAGTAAAAGTATAGACTTGATATTTGCAGATTTACCATATGGGACTACTAAGTGTAAGTGGGATTGTATTTTACCACTAGATAAACTATGGTTAGAATATAAGAGAATAATCAAAGATGATGGTGCTATATTATTGTTTGCTCAGACACCATTTGATAAAGTTTTGGGAAGCTCTAATTTAGAAATGCTAAGATATGAATGGATATGGGAGAAAACACAATCTACTGGGTTTTTTAATGCAAAGAAAATGCCTATGAAATCGCATGAGAATATTTTGGTATTTTACAAAAAACTACCAACTTACAATCCACAGATGACAAATGGGCATAAACCTATGAATTCATATACTAAGAAAGCATCTGTTCAGAATAAGACAAAAATATATGGGAAGGTAGATAAAGATGTAAGTGGGGGTGGTGAAACAATAAGGTATCCTAGAAGTGTACAGATATTCCCTTCTGATAAGCAAAAAAGCAAATTAAATGGAACTATACACCCAACACAAAAGCCGTTAAAACTTATAGAGTTTTTCATAAAATCGTATACAAATAAGGATGACTTAGTATTAGATAATGTAGCGGGTAGTGGAACAGTTGCCGTTGCGTGTGAGAACTTAGAAAGAAATTATATAGTCATTGAAAAGGAAATAGAGTATTATAATATTATATTGAAAAGATTAGAAATTAATAAAAATTTATGAAATTACATTAAACATAGTACTTAGTAAAAACTATAAATAAAAACGAATAATAAACAAAAACTCTATGAAGGCTGAAACCAAAAAAGAAATAGAGTCATTGAAAAAACAAGCGAGCAAGCTAAAAAAGGAAGTTGATTACTACAACGCCTTACAGCTTGCTCTTTGTTAACCCCCGCTAATTTATTTAGGGGGGGTGGATGACTAAAATTAGTATTAAACGGAAGCTATGGTGCTTTTGCTGCTCCTTACTTTATCTTATATAATAACCACGTTGCTGGTACTATTACATCAGAAGGTAGGGAACTTACAAAAAAGATGGACAAAGATAATGAGGACTATTGGTACAAACAATGGCACTTAGACTTTGAATTGCATAAAAAACTATACATTGATAATGTAACACAAATATCTGAAAAAGAACCAGTTAGTATATATGGTGATAGTGTAGATGGGAAGTCCATTATAAATACACTAGAGGGTAAATTTACGATAAAAGATCTTTATGATAAACAAAATAAATTATCTATCAGAAAAGATAAAGAAGTTATACCTGTTAACTTTAAGTCATTAAATTGGACTGATGATGAAAAAATACATTATTCTAAGGTGAAGAATATAATTAGACACAAAACTTCTAAAAAGAAATGGAAAATAAAGAGTGGTGGTAAGGAAATCATTATAACAGAAGATCATTCCCTAATTGTTTTTAGAAATGGTGAAAAAATGGAAATAAAACCAAAGGAATTAAAAAGTGGTGATAGAGTTATAATACATAATTAAAAAGACTATAGACAGAATAGAACTAGCATATGAAAAAAGAAAATTATAAACTTTTAGAAATTGAAAGTGTAGAAGAAATTGGAAGCTTTGAGGATGAATACGTATATGATTTAGAAATGGAAGACGAATCACATACCTTCATAGCAAATGATATATTAGTACATAACACAGATTCAATTTTTGTATCATTCAAACCATGTATGGATCACTGTGATTGGAAAAATAAAGTATTTAACAAAGAGTATTTAAACTCTATTGATAAACCATTCATAGTATTATCAAGAACTAAACTAGATATAGACAATCCAAATTTAGTTGGGAAGATTATATCTAATAATAACACGGAAGATGATATTGATAAATTTGAAGAACTTTTAAAAAAGCCACATGATTTAATTTTAATGGATGGGTTTTACTCTAATAACAGAGATATAGTAAAAATTGTTAAAGACATGAACTTTGGTGATAATCTAATCTGGAACTGGTCTAATGAAGTTGACTTTATCAACGGGATTGACCAAATAAGATTTGCTAACTTCTTCAAACAAATGCTTGATGAACATGCTGATAGTTATGGTGTTGAGAATAAAGAAGATTTTGAATTAGAAAGAATATCAGAGTCTATTATCAATATAGCTAAGAAAAAGTATATCCAACACATATTATTCGAAGATGGAATTCCTTATGAAAGAATGGATTATATATTCCCAAAAGGTGTTGAATTAGTTAGATCATCAACACCCGCATTTGCTAGAACTAAGATTGTTGATATTGTAAAGTATTTATTTTCTCACCCAGATACATTTAATATAAAGGATTTGTTAAGATTAGTTAAAGACCTTAGAAATGAGTTTGAATTAGCAGATATTGATGATATATCAATGCAATCTTCCGTTTCTAAATATGATGTTAAGGTTATAAACGATAAGTCGTTACCACTTCAATTTGTAAGTGGTGCACATTTTGCAGTCAAGTCGGCAGCACATCACAACTATCTATTAAACGAGAACAAGTCACTACAAAATAAGTACGAGTTTATAAAATCTGGGACTAAAATAAAGTACTATGTTTGTAAGGATAAAAAGATAACAGGTATGTTTGCTTATATAAGAGGATCTTATCCTATCGAAATAGCACCAGAGATTGACTATGATACACAATTTTCTAAGTCTATACTATCACCTATAAATTCTATTATAGAGCCACTAGGGATGCCTGAAATAACCAAAAGGTTATCAGTGGTAATGGATATATTCTCTGGGTTTGGTATGTCACCAAATAAAAAGAAAAATGTCGATGATGATTTGGGAGATATTCACGATGATGGTGATGATTTTCCATGGTAATTAGAACAAAACTCTTACTATTTCATATAATAGTAAGAGTTTTTTAATTATGCATATAAGGAAGGAAATAATACAAGGTGTTGAATATAATTTCTATAATGATATAGATTATAAAACTGTCTTAAATCACTGTAACGAAGGCACAGATGGGTTTATGTATATTCTTCTAAATCTTTTAAAAGCATTATCTAGGTTTTTAATTGGTGCTTGTAAGGTTTGGCTATTTATTTCTTTTAACCACTCAACATCTTTTTTAAGACCAGGTATTTGCTTTATTAGGTAGTAACAATCAAAAGGAGTTGTTTTATTTTCGTTAGAAGAATTGTTTACCTCCAACCCTATATTATATATGAATCTAGCAGAACCAATATGTTTATTGATTAGTTCTACTTGTTCCTTATTTGGATATAATCTGTACTCAAATGCTCTTAACATAATGTATATATTAATAAATATCCCTTCTCTATTACTATTCTAGATTTTATTTGTATATTTGCCTACGCCTTACATCACATCGGCTGAAGACCAATGTGTTTCACGACATGATTTTATAAATTAATATATAGTATATAAAAATAATGTAAAATATGAATGCCCTTATGAGATATGATGGTTATACATCAAGTGATAGAGTGGATGATTTACTAGATAAAATATTAAGATATGGAATTGGTTCTATAACAGAACTTGAAATATCATTTTTAGACTCATATTCATGTAATGAAGAAGAATCCATACATAATATTATAATAAAAGAAGAATCTGAAAAGGTTTTTGAAGATGATGATAGTAACTTTAGGTTTGAGTATTCACATACTGAAATTCTTGATGAAGAGAGGCATTTTATAGGTACTCTATATGTACCAGATATGATTTTAAATAAAAGACATAAAATAGAAGGTATATTAAGTGGTAAAATAATATTATTCCATAATGGTACTACATCACCAGACTTTTATCATTTTATTGATAATAAAACACATTACGATGTATTTGAGTTCTGTTCTAGACTAGAATATGAATTAGATATGTTTATTGATTATGTAATAGGTGAGATAACTAATAATGATTTCGAATCAAAGGTTTAAGGTTTAAATTTTAAAGATTTCTGGGTAAGTCAGCATCTGTATCTTCTGGCTCTATATTCTCATCATCCTCTAAATCGCTATAAAAGTCTTCCTCCTCTAAATAATATTCATCAGATTTTCTTCTTTTTTCTTTCTGTATCTGATTAACATAATAACCAGCGATTATAAATTCAGTACCAGCCCAAAGTAAAAACTCTGACATTGTCATAAATTTATAATGGTGTAATAAATATAATACCATACCAGTCTGTCCTATTATAAAACCAATTGATGATTCAAACCTTTTCTTAGAGAAAAATGATGGCTCATCAGAATATATTTTACAAAATTCTCTAATCACCCATTTCAAATTCATCCAACCAAAGAATCCGTATATAAATATGTTTCTATTTTTTTTAGTATCAGTACAATTGTCACTACATCTTCTTTTACTAGTACCTGTTTTTAAATTTACTTGAATAGTTTTATTGCCTCTTGATCTACTCTTTGACACATCTAGGTTAATTACGTATCTCTTTGATTTCTTGTTTTCCATACAGTATATATTATTTTATGAAAATAGATTATTAATATATAAGCCATATTTGATTATGGGCTTAACGAAAACATTACAATCTTTGCTAAAAGAGCAAAACAAACACTTTATATCGGTTGATAATAAGTTTTTCAAAAGATGGAAATATATTATTATACTTATTATGAAAATGAATCCAAATTATAAACATTGTGTTATATACAGAAAAAGGTATAAAAGACTAAATTACTTTGTGGTTGTTGGGTTAAAATATAGTGGTGAAAATGTTAAGAGGAGAACTTCGGGATTTGCTAAAAGATATATAAACCGACATAGAAATTATAGATGTATATATTGTGATGATAAGTTAAATTATGATAATGCTACTTCTGATCATATAATACCAATAAGTAGTGGTGGTAATAACACGAAGGTTAATTTAATTGTGTGTTGTAGATACTGTAACAACGAAAGGGGAAATACTCCATTTAGAGAATACTTAAGATATAAAAACAAAAACTATAGAAGTATAAAATTCATATAGTGTTTATAAGTATTTTAAAGCCTCTATCTTCTTGGAATAATCAATATCGTTATAATTTGGCTTATATTTGTTTTTAGGAATCCATTTTAAGTCCATGACATCCTTGCTAAAGAAACCCTCTAGGTCAAGGCTTTTGTAAGCATTTGGTTTTACCTCACATAGTTTATTTAAGTCCTTAACTTTTGATATTTTATGTAACAATCTAAATGGGTCTTCAACATTTTTTTTATCAACAATATCTTCAAATAACTTTTTCCATAAAAATACAGGATATCCTTCTATTATTTTTTCTTGTGATTTCTTAAACCCTGCTAGGTCATTATCGAAAAAATATCTTAAATCTAAGTCATTAGTTTCTAAGAAGCGATAATCGGTGTTTATACCAACCATACCAAGACTATTAGGAAAAAATAAAGAATCTAAATATCCCTCAAATATAGTTAGTGGACTAGAAAAGTCTACATTTAATATATTAAAATAGTAAGATAGTTTATTATAGATAACCATCTGATTTATATCTGGTTCTTCAACATTTTCTTTACCATGGTTGGTCCATTCTAAAAGGTTTTCATAATTGTATATTTTAAACATTCTTCTTTTCCCCATCTTCAAATTACGAATTTGCATACCAAGAACCTTATCATCTCTTTTGTTGAGCATTATTATAATCCATTGAGATTCATTTTCGTTTATCCAAAATTTACCTTGATAAATGTTAGTATGTGCAGAAGGTGGTATTCCTCTATCTACTAGATACTTATATATACCACTATTAGTAACAATTGGCTTAAAATCTGATATCGGTGTTATATTTTCATTGAATACTCTTTCAAGTTCTGATAAATCAATTAAGTCATCAAACTTAGCATCTACAAAATCATTACTATAATCAGTATATGTCATAACACTATCTAGATATTCAATCATTTCTAATTTCTTATCAGGATCTATTTGTTCATTATGGTCTTTGGCAAACTTATCTAATGTAGTTTTTTTATCACAGTTAAAGCATACGTAAAAAAGTCTATTCAAATATAAGTTCCCTCTCTTAGCATTATTATTATTATGACTATCTCCACAGTAAGGGCATGCAAAATTGAATCTATCATTATAATCAATGACTTTTCTTTTCTGTGTGTTAGAAAATTCTTTACTAACTACCTTCTGTATTATATTTTTTATGTAATCTTTATCCATCATTATATATATAGTTTTAATGTAACTAAGTTCACTATATGATTGACATTTAACTATAATTTGGTATAATGTTGATTAGTTTCCCTCTTTCTTAGAATTTTTATTCTTATCTATGCTTTTTCGAGATTTCTTTCCTTTAAATTCCTTATTAAGTTCTCTTCTTTTATCAACTAGTTCTTTAGATAACTTAGCTAAATATTCTGTTTGTTGGTTATGTTGATTAGCAAAGTCGTCTTGTCTATTATCTGGTCCTTGTGGATAAAGCCTACTAGTCATGTTTCCAAATTGTGTAAGTGATAGTACTGAACTTTCTTTACCAGGTGTTGATATTTCTTCATCAAACTTTTTAATGGTCTTAGTAACATTGTCAGGATTTTTAGTTCTCTTAACAACATACTTTATAATATTGGGAAACTTTTCTTTGGTTATGTTAGCTATTAAATCTTCTATGTGTTTGGCATTTTTTAAATCATCATCAGAAAATCCTAATATAGCCTTTATACCAACTCTATCAGAAAATGCATTTATCCTATTCTTAAACTCTAGAAGTGCTTCTCCTTTAAGTACTTCTGTATTGGTGGTTATACCACCCCTAGAAGGTGATGAAACACCAATAAACTCACAATTCTTTAAATATTTTTTAACTAATTCGTTTTCCGTGGGTATTCCCACTAAAACTCTCTCATATTCTTTTTCATAATTGAACAAATATGCAAATTTTAGTAAGTTATTGTACATTAGGTACAACTCTTCCTCTGTTAGTATATTGTCTATAATCCAAGAAACACCCTTAATTATGGATTCTCTTTCATGTCCTCTTGCAGTAATTATAGAAAAAATTGAACCATTTGTCAAACACTCTTTAAAGTCTTGCCAAGATGGTCCATAATTTTCTTTACTAATAGCTTCCTTCACATCTAATAAAAAAGCATTATCTTCCCTGAGTCCATCGTCTCTGAATTCAGAAAAGGCTTTCTCTGGATTGTTATTAGACAATCGCCATTTATCAGAAGCATCTCTAACATTTGCATAAAAAGATGTAGAAATGCTTTTTTCAACCCATTTACCATCAACCAACTCTTCCATATGTATCGGTGTTGACATATCTAATACGTTATCATCCCAATCGAAACTATAATATAGGAGGTATTTATCCGAACTAGATTCGGATATGTATTGGTTAAAGCTTTTGAGCATTGGTATTATTTTTTCCTTTTTGAAAAAGAGTCAAAAGATTCTAATGCAGGAAGCTCTTGTGCTTCATCATCATCTTCATCATCATCTCCTTGAGCCTGTCCTTCTTCATCGAAGTCATCCTCTTTTTCAAAGTCATCAAAGCCTTGAACATCATCACCTTCTTCTTGTGATTGTCCTTCTTCTTGATCACCTTCTGTCAATTCAATAGTAAATTCTTCTACTACTTCATCGTCTTTTTCTGCCTTTACCTCAATAAATCCGTCTTTTTCACAAACTTCGATACAGTAATCGCCTATTTCAATTTTAGTTTTCATATAATTAATTATTTTTTATTATATATTAAAAATCTACATCCCTTTTATATAATAAAAATCCACTTGTTTTTAACATAAACAAGTGGATCTGGTATATTTGTTCCTTTACCTATTTCTTAGTTTTTTTAGTAGGTGCTTTTTTAGTAGGTGTCTTCTTAGTTGATACTTTTTTAACATCTTTCTTAACATCTTTCTTAACATCTTTCTTAGGGACTTTCTTCTTATTAGGTTTTTTCTTTTTAAAATCACCATCTTTTAAAGTCTTTTTCTTTACTTTTTCAACTTTTTGTAAAGGCTTACTAGGATTTTTCACAATAGGTTGTGCCACTCCAATGCTTGGTTCTTTTTTATCTGTTTTAATACCAAATAATTTCTTGAAAAATTTAATAATTGCTTTTATCATTTTTAGTTTATTTTTTCAGTATATATTATAGAATACAAATCCCTTTTTGTTAAAAATAGTAAACAAACCACCTAATTTAATATATAACATTATATGAAATTTAGGTATAGTAAGGAAAATGAGGAATTAATAGTATCAGAAGCATCTAGGATAGAATACCACCAAATGAGTATTTGGTTAACAAGACACGTAAAGGGATATAGGTATATGCCACCATTTAAAATGGGTGTGTGGGATGGTAAGCAGAAATACTTTAGAGATGGTAAAATAAATTTGGGACTGTGGAAAGAAGCTCTTAGAGGGTGTTCTGAAATAGGCGTTTCTTTTAGTGTAGATAATAAAGAAGATTTCCCGATAAACAGAGATGTTACATTAGATAAAGTTACTAAATTCTGTGATAACTTTTTTAAGACACACAAAGTAAAAAATAAAAAAGGCGAGTGGGTTAAATTTATGCCATATGAACACCAAATTCAGTCAGCATATAAGATACTTAAAAACAGATATTGTATGGCAGAAGTTGCCACATCTGGTGGTAAATCACTTATAATATCAATAGTTTTATTCTATACTTTGAAAAATATAAAAAAGGATGCTAAATTTCTAATAATAGTACCTTCTATAACATTAGTTACCCAGTTCTATGATAATTTTATAGAATATAATTTTGGTGACAATAATTTAGTAGATATGAAAGAGAAAGATTCTGAAGAAATACTAAATAAAAAACACAAACCATGTGATATAAGGGTAGAAGAAGTTATGTCAGATAAACCTAGAAAACATTCAGGTGAAAAAAATGCCAATGTCTATATAGGAACATATCAATCCTTGGAAAAGTGGCCAAAGACATTCTTCGAAAAATTTCACACAGTTGTTACTGATGAGGCACATGGTGCAAAATCGAAGTCACTGACTAAAATACTCAAAAGGACATTTGGTACTGCATACTCTAGATTTGGTGTATCTGGTACATTCCCAGAAGAGGATACTTGTGAGATATTGACTATACAATCTGTATTAGGTCCAAAAATAACAGAGGTATCAGCAGATGAATTAAAGAAAAAGGGAATCATATCTGATATGCAAATAAAGGCAGTTATAATGAATCATAATGATCCAGAATTTGGTGATAAAGTTAAACAAATACGTAAGGCTGGAATGGGTAAAGAAGCATTAGGCATAGAAAAGGATTATATACACATATCTGATAAAAGACTTAATTTAATAAAGAAAATAGTTAATAAGTGTGATAACAACACATTAGTGTTATTCCATACAATAGAATATGGAAATACTGTCTTAAAGGAATTAAGAGAAAGCCTACCAGACAAAGAGTTCTATTATATTGATGGTGGTGTTAGTGGCAAAGATAGGGAAAGGATTAAAAAAGAAATGGAAAACACAGATGGGAAAACTAAGGTCTTAGTTGCAAGCTATGGAACATTGAGCACTGGTGTCTCTATAAATGCTATTTTTAATATATTGTTTATAGACTCGTTTAAATCTGAACAAGTTATTATACAATCTATTGGTAGAGCGTTAAGGTTACATGATGAAAAAAAGGTAGCAACTATCTTTGACTTGGTTGATGTATTTGATAGCAATAGTTTTAATAATATATTATGGAAACACTTTAAAGAACGCCAAGGTTTCTATGACAAAAGAAAATATCCTTATAAGTTTATAAAAATAAATTTGTAAGGATTTAATGAGAACGTTCTTGTAAAAATATATACTATATGTCTGTAAATACAAAGTTAACACTATCGGTAAAAAGTGGTCCTGGTGATATAGTTGGTGTCACTGAAATCCAATCAATAAATGGTAGGGCTGACTTTAATGGAATACAATTTACTGAAGCTGGATCATATATACTAACTATAACACCAGATAACATAAATGTCGAAAGTGCTGAAGTAGAAATAAATGTATCACCAGAGGAAGATTTTATCCCACAAGATAATCCAATCGAACAGAGTGAAGAAGGAGAAGAAGAACAAGAAGCATTAGAAGGGTCTAGACCTATTATAAGCCAAATAAAAGAACCTACTCTAGATTTAAAAGCTATGCAATTTGATGCTAGTCCTAATGAGGGAGATAATAGCGAACTTTTGACTAGTCTGGGATTTACACCATTTCTTTGGTATAATGGTGTTCAGATGAGAGTATCAGATATAAAATCATTGTATTTATATTATGAGAATAATATCCCAAGGTGTAGAGCAATTATAATAGACACACTTGGATTCATAGGTACGCAAGATAGTATGCCATTAAATGATACTAAATTTGAACTTTTTATAAATTCTGGCTCTGATATTTTAAAATCTATACATCTTAGATTTAAAATGCAATTTAACCAAGAAAACAAGAAAAATGGTACATATACAATTACTGGTACTTTAGATGTAGATAATTTTTATAAAAAAGGCTACAAGTCATACAAAGGAACTTCTTTCAATGTTCTAAAAGAATTAGCAGTAGAGAATGGTATTGGATTTAATTCAAACATAGGAAATACAAACGATACAATGACTTGGAGAAAAAATGGTAGTAATATACCAGAATTTGTAAAGAATGTAGTCAAACATTCGTATATATCAGATAATTCTTTCATTTTAGGTTATTATGATTATTATTGGTGTTATAACTGCATTGATATCGAAAAGGAGTGGAATAGAGATATAAAAAATGACCTAGGTCTTAACACACAAGGATTGTCTTCATTAGATAGCAACATGGAACTAACACCACTAGTTCTAACAAATGATGCTAGTTCTGATGCATCTGGATTCTATTTCAATAAGTATAGATTTAGGAATAATTCAACGTATCAGACAACAAATAGTGGTATTTATACAATTTCAAGAGTTTATGATAGAAGTACAAAACAATTCTTAAAATTTGATATAGATTCTTTAAATTCTGATAATAGTGATAATATAATTTTAAAGGGAAGACCAAACGATACAGAAGAATTAAAACAAAGTTATAATACAGATTATGGTGGTAAGATAGATACTGATAACATCCACCAAAACTATATGTATGCTCTTTCACAGAATGAAAGAAATGTTAAGAACTTACATAACATATCAATTGAATTAGATATGCCACAGCCAAACTTTAATGTTTATAGATATCAAAAAATAAGAGTGAATTTTATTAACCAAAAACAGACACCAATAAATACGGTTGTTGTAAATGAGAGGCTAACTGGTGAGTGGTTAATCACGGATATATCTTTTGTGTGGAAGAGGGGAACTTTAACACAGAAGTTAACTATTGTAAGAAAAGAATTAGGCAAAACACTAAAAGAAAAAGAAACTCAACAAACCGAAGATACTGCTGAAAATAATTCTGAAATAAATGAAAATCCATTAGATAATTTACAAACAGAAGGATTGGAATTACAAGAAGAACAAAATGATGATTTTATATTTAGTGGTGGTACTTTCACAGAGGGTGAAGAGTTCACAGAGAGAGAATTCCAAGGTGAAGAAGAATCAGAACTTACTATACCACCAGAAGACCAAAGGCTTTATGAAACTGAATCTAACCAAATAAATAATAGTCCAACACCTATATCAGAGGGGAATTATAATATAGATTTTATAGAAGGGAGTTATGTAGATAACCAAGGTAATGACATAGAGGTTTGTCAGATTGATGGAAGTGCTATAAATGTAAAAGTGGTTGGTAAGTATCTGGATATGAAAGAAGCAGCACGAAGTGATGGTATATTACTTAGTGTTAATTCTGGATTTAGATCACCGATAGATACTATAAACACGAAGTCAAATAATGGTGTCTTAGTTAGAGCTAGTTCACAGAAATACCTATATGATAACTGGGTAGCTAGAAAACCTGGATTTAACTTAGCCGCAAAGCCATATACTTCTAAACATGGAAATGGTATAAGTTTAGACTTAAATACTGGTAGTAGAACAAAGAATACATTAAATGAATCTTTATATTCTTGGTTAATTAAAAACTCATGGAAGTATGGATTTGTTAGATCTGTTAGAAGTGAAGAGTGGCATTTTGATTATTTACCAAACTTAATAAATAGTTCACAAGGTGGTCCTTACTCTAAACTAGCTGCCAACGACTCAAATTTATTTTTTAGTGATTTGGGCTTAGATAGATTAAGCTAGGATTGATAATATTTTATATATAAGGAAAATATTTAATACTGATGGCTGAGGATAAAAACCTTTTAGATAAATTAAGAGATACAGCAGTTGCAACTGCCGAGGGTCTGAAAAGACAGTACGGCATAGGTGCTAATAATAATCCTTGGCCACAGACCGAGTACCAACCTATTTTGGGATTAAATTCTAATAGACAAACAAAGGGATTCCTTCCTTCTGCAAAAATAGAACCTATTAACAAAGAAGGTGAAGGTGGTGCAGATGGTGAAGGACGTATAAATAGATTTGGTAACTACGAATATAAAGATTGGCGAGGACATTTGCTTAACCCTGCTAAGGAGGTAGATGGTCTAGAACATGATAAGTTTAAAAAAAGTATAAGAATACCAAAATCTGATGATTCCCTTGTAGATAGTCCATATTCAACTAGGGATTTCTATGCTATATTTAATGACAATACAACAGATTATTTTAAACATGGACTTCAAGTTATAAATGGGGAGAGTGGTGTGCTTGGTTCATCACCTGGTACATCTTTTGAAAACAATGATCCTATTATATATGGCTTTGAAGTGATAATAGATGATATATCTTCTCCTTTACTTAATGGTGCAATAGATGATTTTTTAAATAATTATTCAGGTGTTAGTGAAATAGCAGCAAGAAGACCAGTCTATGAAGATTTCAAAAAACAGTTTACTAAGTTCTTCAAAACAAGGGGGACTGTATTAGAGAGAGAGACCGATAATGCTAGTATTTCCAAATCTAGAAATTCATCATCACCAGAATTACAAACTGGACAAGGAATAGGAATAACACAACCTGGTAAAGCTGCATACATGGCATATTATCTAAAAAAAGTAGGTGGCTTAGGGAACTTAGCAGAGAGAAACACAGCTACTGAAAAGAAATATTTAGTAGATTATAATAAGGATGTAATAACCTTAGATTTCTTAGAAGATACAAGCCAGAGTGTTACCACACTTGCACATCTATACAAGTTGTTATATTGGTCTAAACCTAATGGAAAGGGCATTATACCAGAGAATTTACTTAGGTTTAATTGTGATATAATAGTATCTGAAATAAGAAATTTTAAGCGTGTTAAGAAAACACTTAACAGTGTGCAAGAAGGAACACCACCTCAGCTAGAAATAGTAAAAGATAATGTATCTAGGCAAGTTTATTCTCTTAGAGATTGTCAGTTATACTTTAATGGGATGCCACACCCCAATGATATTGATATGACACAAACACCATCAGTTTATGATTCATATAGTATACAGTTTGACTATAAATACACTTCTAATAAATTAGAAAGATTTATGCCAACACCAAATGGAGATGGACAATATGTTGGTTATGATGGTGGTGCTATTTGGAAAGTTGGTAATAAAGGTGCTACAACAGCGGCAGGTGGTAATAGTATATTATCTTCTGTTCCTAATTTCTATACTACTGATGAAAATACATATAACAAAACTGGAACAGATGGTAGGTTCTTATTATCTAGACCAGAAAATGGTAGAACAGAAAGAACTTTCAATCCAGAGGATTTAGATAATCTTGAATCTTTTAAAAGACAAAGTACATCTTTTGGAAAAAGACTAAAGAACAGACTTGAGGATGTTGCCATTAGGTCAGCAACTAGAGAGTTACAAACTTTTGTAAATACTAGAACTGCTATACTTAATAGAACTTTAAATAAAATAATAACTGCAAATGGAATAGTTGGCGTAAGACCACCTAGAAATGTTTATACAGATAGACCATTAAGTGCTGGGGAAAGGATATTCTATGACGTTAGAGGGGATTTAATAAACTTTTTAGGTAATGCAGCAGGTGGTGCTTTAGGTGGTGGTGGTATAATAGGTGGGAATCCATTTTCACCAAGATAAAAAAAATATAATATGGCAGATAAGAGTAAAACGTATGTAGGTGTAGTAGAAGATAATGCTGATCCTAAGAAGCTAGGTAGGTTGAAAATAAGAGTCATGGATGTCTATGAAGGTATATTAACCGAAGATATCCCTTGGGCAAATCCTTGGAAGGATTTAAATGGCAATGAATTTAATTTACCAGAAATAGGCAAAGTGATGGTGGTTACATTTGATCAAGGTAATGAGAATAGTCCAGAATATATCTATGCAGACCATTATAATGTCAATTTGGAGAAGAAGCTAGCTTCAATGGATATCTCTGATTATAAGTCTATGAAGTCAATTATTTTTGACCATAAGACACAGTTCTATATAAACGATACAGAAGGTTTAAAGCTAGATTATAAATATAACAATCTTAATATAAAAAGTGATTCTATAAACTTAAACTTAAAAGATAATAATGCTAATTTAAATCTAGGAGATGAGTCTGCTGACCAACAAGCAATACTTGGTAACTACTTCATAGATTGGTTAGGTAAATTTTTAGACACATTACAAAATGGTGGTTTATATAATGCTGGTGGGCCAACAATGGCTAATCCTGCATTGGTAAAGTTAATACTTGAGTTTAAAGCAACAAAAGATTTAAAATTTTTATCACATAATGTTAATGTTGTTGATAACAATGGTGTGAGGACAGTTGCTAATAATAATAGAGAAGATGAGGCACAATATGGAGATGCCTGGACTTCATCACAAGAAGAAAATAACTTAACCGATATAAAAGACGATAATAACAAACCTAAAGATGGTCCAAGAGATGAATTTAATGTTTAGTTTATTTGATTTTTATATTTAATACATAAGTAAAATAATATACTACTTATGATTCCCACAGAACACAATATTAGCATTTCATATAATGAGAGAAGACCAATTGATCAGGAGGAAGTAATAATTGGTGGTGTTACACAATCTGTGATAGTTTATTCTATACCATATTATCTAGCATATATACATAATTTGAAAATTGGTGCAGAAGGAATAAAATATAACAGTTCAGGACAAACAGGGAAAGATATAATGCTCAATACTTATAATTGGATCATCACGGATGGTGGGTTATAAATCTAAGTGTTAGTATTATTTCCAATAAACACGGTTATGGGAGGCATATCTTCTCTGACCCTAATATTCACATTTTCTGGTTTTATAACCTCTAACTTTATCTTTGGATTTACTTGTTCATCTTCTTCCATATTTGTCTTTATTTCAATTATAATCCACCAACTGACATTCTGCTACCATCTAACCTAACGGGTGCTTTAGGAGTCCTTAAAACAACTGGTGGGAGGGAATAGTCTTGTTCAATATATCTAAGTCTATTTTTGTCTTTTTTAGTGCTTTTATTAGGAACTATCAGCTTCTCTTTAATTGATAGTCTGCTTTGGTCTATTTGTTCTTCTGTTTTTCTAAATTTTTCCATATCATCTAAAGATGGGTAAAGTATTACTTGTCCCTTAATTATATTAAGTGGATTATCGATACCGTTTATAAATAATATGATATCTATGTTTTCTAAACTCATACCAACTTCGTTGGCTTCAAGTCCATATATTTTTTGAAATATTATATCAATTCTCATAATATCACCTTGGTCAACCGTATAACTGTTTAAATTAACATCTGACCTATATGTTAGGTTAGGTGTTGATAGGTCAAATAGTCCATTTGGTGATTCTTTTTTAATATCTGCAATTGATTTAAAATCCATAATAAGTTTATTTTTATAAGTCGGTCTCTTTTGTTGATGCACCGTTTTGGGATGGTGGGAGTGTTGGTCCAACCGAATCAGGATCTGTTGATGCACCAATACCAACTGGTAAATTATTAGTAGCACCATTACTTGTAGTTGTAGTATTTGTATTAGTAGTTTGGCTACTGATAACCTCTGTCCCAGTCACATTTTCTACTTGATTAACATTATCTTCAGTATTAAAGAAGTAACCACCACCATCAACATAATCACCATCCCCATTTGGTGGTGTGGATATATCTGATAAGTAATCTTTTCTAGTATTTATAGTCCTTAAATATCCTGTATTAAATTTAGCTAGTATTTCTTGAAGCCCTAATGGTCTAGCATTTCTAAGAGTGAACTCAACTGTTATATCAGATGGTAAATCATTGAATGATAATGTTGGGCCTAGTTTTAAATTAACTCTATCAGTATACATATCACCAGAACAAAATATTGGTCTAAGTGGATTACCTACTGTTATATGCCATGGTGTAGATGGTAAGCCTGATAAGGCATGTGTTATACCTAATAATTGAACTCTATATTTTTGAATAGTTTTAGAAATAGAATCACTTATGGCATCAAACAATCCACCAGCATTACCAGCAGCATCAGTAATAGCATCTAAACCAGCTTCAGCATTGCCTTCTATTATATTGTTCACTAAATTAACTACTTTACTTTTTATTTCCTCAAAACTTTCTGTAATCGCTCCTATTATTTCATCTATAAGGCTAGATATACCATTTTTACCAGTCCATCTATTTATATTGTTGGCAAAGTTAGACGATAAGCCATAGTTTGTACTATTTGATGTACCAAAAGATGTAGCATTAGATACTATATCCATCCATGCAATAGTTGGATCTATACCTGATATAAACTTTTGTTCATACTTAACAACCATTTTTATAGATACGGTACATGATAGTCCACTACCAGATTCTCCATAACCAATTGTTTTTCTTCTCTTAGCCATTTTTATTATATTAGGATTCCCAGTTGGTAAAGGTTGGTCATTGTTATCTAGTATTCCTAGTTTAGCCAAGAAGTCCCTTTGTAAATTCTCAGTAAATCCTGCTAATGGTATGAAGTTAATTCCACTACCCATTCCACTACCTGCACCACCAATGCTAAAATCCTGACCTAGATTATTTATAACCTTTGTAAAGTCAGCATCTGCATCCTCCCATTTCTCACCAAAATCTATGTCTAGGAAATCTTCGCTTTGTGGCTTCCACCCAATCAGTACTGATAGTGGTGGTGTTCCACCTTTATCTAATATATTATCCTTCATTGGTTTATCAAATCGCCTAGCTATCATTAATCTATTATTTGGAAAAACTCCTATATCTTTTAGATATGCAAAGTCTTGTGCTCTTAAAGCAGCCTTACTAGAGAATGATAATTTTTCTATTATGTTTAAAATACTAGTATCATATATATCATCATTGTGTAGTACACTTCTATTTAATGTGTTGTATGAAGAATCAAATCCAGTAGAATCTTGATCTGTGCCCATTTTCCCAATATTCCCCCAAAATTGTGGTATTGAACGACCTGTGAATAGTGAAACTCTTGACTGTATGGGATTACCATCACTATCTAGATTAGATGATGATTGTTTTCTACCAGCATTATAATCATTAACATTGACATTTCTGGTAGCACCGCCTGTGAAATTAGATATCCCATCACGTGTTGGTCCACTCCTAGTAACCAAACCAAGCGGAGATCCACCTAATACTGGGGATATATTTACACTATTAGCCATTCTTTTGTATAATTTTATTTATATATTAAAGACTTAGTAATCTCTAACTATTTGTGAGTTAGAAAACTTTGATAGATTAGACAAGACATTGTCTATTATTTTAGGATTTTTTCTGAATTCGTTATAAAATATTAGGACATTGAAGTTATTATCTCCCAATATTTTTTTAAGGTTTAATAATTTTTCTACAGAAAATTCTTTCTCAAAGTCTGGTATGTAGTAAATATCTTTATTTTTATCAATAGCCTGTTGAATTTTATTAAATATTAGTATTTTTAAATATGTTTTATCTTTCTTAAAATCAACATCTTCATCATCCACTATTTTTTTTATATCTACTATGTATTTATTCTTTATCTTATTAACTTTTACAAACTTGTCAAATTTCTTTCTGGTTTTACAATATACACAAAAAAAGTCCATTCAATCTTACATTATTTTACATATATATTTGTATTATAGCCTTCCCTCAATAGAGTGTGATTAAACATTATTAATATATAATATATAATAACTATTAGCCACCAAATAAATCAAGGTCTATTATGATAAAAAGCAAAGAAGTTAGAATAAAAGCAAATACAAGGAATATTAAAAGATTAAGAGAATGTAAGAATAAAGATTTAAAAATAGGGGATTATTTGGATATACCAATATCTTTTCTAACTAGTGGTAGTCATCAGAAAGTTAGTTGTATATGTGATGTATGTGGTAAAGAGACACAGATAATGTATCAAAAATATATTAAAAATATATCTAATGCTGGTTATTATTCTTGTAGTTCAAAGTGTTCACAAGATAAGGTTAAGAAAACCTCTAAAGAGAATTGGGGTGTAGAACATTATTCTAAAACAAATGAGTATGAAAGCAGAGTTAAGAAAACTAATTTAGATAAATATGATAACGAATATTATTTAAGTTCTAAGAAAGGTAAACAAGTTATAAAACAATCTGTTCTTACTAAATATGGTGTTGATAATGTTTTCTCAAATAAAAAGATAATTGATAAAATAAAGAAAACTAACATAAAGAAATATGGTGTTGATAATCCATCAAAGTCAAATATTGTTAAGGATAAAATAGGTAAAAAAAGTAAAGAAAATTGGATTAAACAGTATAAAAATCATTATAAAGATAAATATGACTTAGATGTTATATCCCTTGATAATAGTATATATGATATTGTTTGTGAATCTTGTAATAAGACATTTAGTATAAATAAATTTTTATTATCAAACAGGCTTCAATTAAACATGGATATATGTACATTATGCAATCCACTACTATCTTCTAAATCAAGCTATGAATCAAAAGTTTTAAACTTTTTGGAAAGTATATATGATGGTCAGATATTAACAAATACTAGAGGGATAATAAAGCCATTAGAATTAGACTTTTATATCCCAGACCTAAAAATAGCTATTGAGTTTAATGGATTATATTGGCACAATGAGATGCATAAACCAAAAGATTACCATTTTAATAAACACAAAATGTGTAAAGATTTAGGAATTGAATTATTTCAAATTTGGGAAGATGATTGGTTATACAAAAACGATATAATTAAATCTGTTATAAAGAATAAGTTAGGAAAAAATGTAGAGAATAAAATCTTTGGAAGAAAGTGTAAGGTGGAATATGTTCCTAGCAAAATAGCTAACCGCTTTTTAGAGGATAACCACCTAAAGGGTAGTTCTAAATCTAAGACAAACATTGGTCTTTATTATAATAATGATTTGGTAAGTCTTATGTCGTTTGGTAGAAATAGAGTATTTATGAATAAGAATAGCATGGATGTTTATGAATTACATAGATTTTGCAATAAAATAAACCATTCTGTTATTGGTGGTGCATCAAAATTATTAAAATTTTTTAAAAATAATTTTGATTTTAAAGAACTTATCTCATATTATGACAAGTCTTTCGGATTTAAATCTTTCTACGAGAGTATTGGATTTGAATTTATAAAAGAAACTAGCATTAACTACCACTATATAAAGAGAGGTATCAGACTACATCGTTATAATTTTAACAAAGCTAAACTAGTAAAATTAGGATATGATCCAAACATGACAGAGAATGAAATAACTAAATCTATGGGAATCTACAAAATATATGGTGTTGGTAATTACAAATATTCAATTAGCAAATGATATACGTGAACATCAACAAACCACGTTTGTCTTTTTAATATATATGATATGGAAAAATATTCGGACAAGTTTTTAAATCATTCACATAAGCTAAAAGATAGTGTTATTGGTATGGAATTTGAATTTTATATGAAAGAAATGTCATACTATAAAACAATAGAAATGCTTAACAAAGAATTAAGCCCAGTGAAGGTATGGGGTTTTAGACAGTATCACTCTAGCTTTAAACCAGATTTTAACAATTTTAAGATAGAACCAGACTTATCTGGTGGTTCAAATATGGTAGAATTAGTAACTGGTCCAATGAATTATTACGATGCTAAGTATTTTTTAGTTAAAATAGTAAAGTTTATACAAAATTATGGATATACAAATGAGAAATGTTCATTACACTTTAATGTTTCTTTTAATGATGATGAGATAGATCTAAAGGATATAAACATTCTTAAATTGATTTTAAATACTGATGAGGAAGAAATATACAGAGCATATCCTTCTAGAAAGAACAATGTATATGCTAAGTCTGTTAAAAACGTCATTCCTTTTAAAGAGTATGATTTTTTTAATATTCCATTATCTGTTGTTAAAAATAACATGAGACTACCTAGTGATAAATATTACGGTGTTAATGTTCTAAATATTAACTCACCAAGGGATGAACAAAGGGTAGAATATCGTTACATTGGTGGTGATGATTATGAGAAAAATTTAGGACAAATAATATATTTTATGGAACGTTTTGTTATTAGTGTGAGGGATAGTATAACACTACCTTTTAATAACGAAGATAAAAATAAGCTAGAAGATTATTTAGAAGAAAACATATCATCATATAAGAACTTATCTAGTTATGATAATTTCATTGTTGAGCTTCCTAAGATACAAATACAAATTGATCAGAATAGTAATTATGATGTAGTAAACTCCTATTATACTAGTATTTATGATAAGATTTATAATTTCATAAAATCTTGTGATGAATTAAAAGAAGGTATAATGAATTACGTTACACAAACCCAATCATTAGAAATAATAGATGCTGATATAAAAGCAACATCTACTATAAAAACTGTTGATTTGGTTAACTGCACACTAACTGGCATATTCTATGATTGTTATATAGTAGGTTCTGAACTTATGAACTCTCAGATAACAAGATCAAAATTATATCAAAGTGATGCATATAAAAGTAAAATTCTAAATTGTAATATAGAGACTTCAACATTAGAGGATTGCTATTTCGTAGAGGGGTACTTAAATGGTGATATGAGAGGAGGTGTTTATCGCTCTGGTAAATTAGGTCCTTATGCAAGTATGGATTCTAATGTAAAAGTTATTGATAACGATAGGAATTTCTTTGATACCAAGTTTAACTCAGAAGATGACAAGGCTAGTGATAAAAAAGGACTTAGTGTGTTTGGTAAAGATTTTAAATAATTTTAAATAATTCTATAAATTACTAAACAAATTGCCTTTTTTGTATATAACTAAGAAACAATTTAATTATGATAGAAAATGGAAAATTAGTTTCAGTTCACTACACTGGAAAAGTAAAAGGTAGCGAAGAAGCATTTGATAGTTCAAAAGATAGAGACCCACTTAAATTTCAAGTTGGATCTGGACAAATTATACCAGGATTTGAGAAATCTATTCTAGGTAAAAATGTAGGAGATAAGGTAACTATTGATGTATCTTCAGAAGAAGGATATGGAAGTATTCGTGAAGATCTTTATGCAAAAGTAAATCAAGATCAATTACCAGGTGATGTAACAGTTGGGCAACAACTACAAGCACAATCAGATAATGGTCAACCAGTTAACGTTGTGGTAAAAGAAGTCAATGAAGACCATGTCTTAGTTGATGCAAATCATCCATTAGCGGGTAAAGATTTAACTTTTGATATTGAAGTATTAACAGTAGAAGATGTAGAAAAAGAGGATTAATAATCCTTAATATCTAGTACAAAAAAAGCTTGTGGAAACACAAGCTTTTTTTTGTTAATAAAATAATTAATAGTTAGGTGCTACTTTAATAACTTCTACGTAGTCATTATGCCACCCCCTAAATAGGTTCTTTTTTCTAAGGGAATGGACAGAGATATCTAGTGCAGTAGAATCGTGTTTTTTATATAACTTACCTAGGTTAGTAAATACTTCAATTCTACCAGTTAGTTTCCACCTAAGACATATAACACTTGCATTTCTCATTATATAATTATTGATTTACTATTAGTACCAATCTTTATACCATCTGTTGTCTCTCCACTTAGTATTTCATCCTTAGATATTAATCTTATATTTGGCTTATTTTCCATTGATAAGAATATTTCTCTTGCTTTTGATATATTAAACTTTATTTTAAAAATATCAAAGTACATAAAATTTTCAAATCCTTCCCTATCTGTTTTTATTTTTTCAGATTTAATATACTCACTAGCATAATCCTCCTTAGACAAAGAACTAAATACACCTTCCTCATCTACCATCTCTTCAATCATTTCTCTATCAACACTAAACTCTCTATTGCCCTTTTTACTAAACCATATTTCAAAAAGATCTATATTATCTTTTTCCATAAACAATCTCAAGTCGGGTTCTTTTCTCTCATACTCAACACCAATATTGTCCAGAAATACACTGGCTTCTTTATCATACTCTAAAGCACCACCAAATGGTGTAAAGACTTGATATCCCTTGGATAGTTGGCTTTTGTTTAGACAAAGGAGGTAATCATCTCCCATTTTTATAGATGCAAATGATGCACAAGATACTCTTACTTTATTTTCCATATTCTTCATATAATTCATCAACTCCCAAAAGGTGATGTGTTATTCCGTCCATTTCCGATACTTTGCTAGTATGATAGTGTCCGTAATAATGGTTTGTTATTTTATTTTTCTTTTTTATTATGTTAAATGCTTCCGACATAAGATACCTTTCTGTGTGTAAATCTGTCTTTAACATATCATCATCAATTGACAAAACATTTACGAGGCGTGAATATCCATTAGTATTGTCTGGATAACAGTATGTTGGTGCTGTGTGTGATATAATAGTGTCTACACCTTCTATATTAGATAGTAATTTTTCATCTAACTCAAAACTTTCATCAGACCACCAACTTTTTTTATCACTATTCGAATTATCTACTATCCTACGAACTCTGTCTATGCTTATTGCACCACCCATAAAAAGTATACTTTTTGATGATATATTAATCACCGAGTAATCTTTTACAAAGGTTATATTACTAAATCCAAATGGATCGTTATCGAAATATGGTTTGTAGTCATGGTTTCCCCTTATAGCATATAAATATATATCTCTATCGACTAAATCATCATTAACAAGCGAAAGGAGTTCATAATCAATTTCAAAATCTCTAAATCCAATACCAAAATCACCAACCTGTATAATATTGGCATTTCTTATATCATATAAATTCACTAAATCAGTTATAACATAATACTTTCCGTGGATATCTCCTAGAAATAATAATCTTTTATTTTCCATATCTATTATACTTATTTATTAGGCCGAAGTTTCCAAAATCCTAGACAAATTAAACTCTCTCCCTATAGAGCGAACACTCTTACCATTTAAATATATATATTTTTTAATCACCCCTTCAATCTCATAAAGAGTCTCTATGTTCAAATTATAAACCTTATCATGTAACACAGAACCATATCTAGATGCTATAACAATACCAACTATATCAATACGAGAATCCCTTCTTATCCAAGTATTTACTATTATAGATATATCGTTATTGGTAAACCTAAATGATGATTTTATATTATATAATTTATTATCTATTTTAATTACTCTTATTGCTATTCCCCCATCAAATCTATTGTTTAATAAATAGTCATTAAGTATTTTTAGTGGTATTTCCATATTAATATATAGCTTATGATAACATGCAAATATAACGAATTTTTACTAGACAAGGAATTTAATACCATATTATTTGAAACTTTATTTATTTTAGAGACTAAAGGAGAGTGGGTGGATAACAATACATACGAATGGAATATGGAAAAGAAATCAAAACTAAAAAAGTTTTTAGAAAAACTTCCTAAGAGTAGCTTAAAGAAATACTTTTATAAACTTATGTCTAGTCTAAAAAAATTACCAAAGAACAAAAGAAAAAGACTGGTATTATCTTTATCAACATTATTCTTTACATTTGCTAGCATAAGCTTCTATTTACCAGATGGTGATATAGATAAGGATTATGTTGAAGCTAATGATAGAGACTTCTATAAAGAACTTTCTAATACTATAAAAGAATTTAGTAAAGTTGTTATCACTAAAGCTAAGTTCACAACTGCACAGAAGTATGTAAAGGAAATAGAAAAGGGTTATTCTAATGACAGAGGTGACTATGGTAATTTTGTAAAGACTGCTTATGGAAAAAGGTTTGTTGGTAGTAATTACGGTATATCAGCACCAGTTTTAATGGAGTATACAAACAAATTACCAAGTAAGGAGGATATGATTAATCTAAAGTATACAACTGCTTTAGATATATATAAAAAAAAGTATTGGGAACGACAGAACTTAGATAGCCTTAATAACCAATCAATAGCTAATATAATATATGATGGCTGTGTTAACCAAGGAATAAATGGTATGAGAAAAATATTAAGAAAGGCATTTAATGAAAACTCAATACCAATAACATCTAGCGAAAATCCGTTTAGTGAAGATTTCTTAAATCTAGTAAATGAAGTTGATTCACAAAAGCTCTTTAATTCCATAAAGAAAGAGAGAATAGCAAAATATAAAGTATCTAGAACCTTCAAAAGACATGGGAAAGGATGGCTTAAAAGAGTAAATTCTATAAAGTATAGTGATTAACTAATATTTTTTTATATATTTGTAAAAAAATATTATGAAAGTCTATCTTACTATGTTACCAATCTATATATTTTTCATTTTAATTAAAAATATAGGAAAAACTATCCTTATAACACTCACTATTCTGTCTTATTGTTTTGCTGGTAGTTTTACGGATGATGTTTATGTTAGGAGTGTTATAGAGGAAGTAGAAGTTCCTACTGGATATGTATATGTATACCATGATGCTAACAATACTGATGGTGTTTCTACTATATTTTTAGAAGAAAAGGTTGATATTAACAAGGGAACTATAACATATGAAAGCTACGGGGGTCTTAATATTATTTTGTGGGTCTTATTTGCTTTCTTAGTAATAATAACTATTATAATTTTGGTAGATGATGGCTATGAACTAGATGATGCCTTGAAAAGAACTGTTGTTTTCTTTACAAGGTCAACTATGAACAGAGATAGCATAGATTACATAGTTCTGGATAGATTCCTACTCAGGACAGACGATATGAATACTACCAGTCAATATAATATAACTAGAAATATATATAATATAGGTGATGTAATGAGACTTCCTAAATATAACACTATCTTATTAGAAAGAAAAAGGAAGCTTAAAAAACTAAAAATAAGTTAATTACAAGTATGTCAAATTCCTTGTCGATACATTAGGACTTTGAAATCCTATATGGTTTTTATCACCACCACCATCTACTAGAGACATTACTTTATCTACTATTTGAGTTGTGTTTATCCCCTTGTCATACATATCAGAAATCATATCGGTATAAGAGTCCATTATTTTATTTATTGTAATTGGTGATAAGTTTTTTTGTTTTAGATTATCTAGGACTTCAGAGAATATATCTTGTTTAGAATATATTTCATCTATCTTTTCCATCTCATCAGCATCATCTAAATCTCTTAAATCACTTACATCAGAGGGATTTCCTTTCTTTCCTCTATCTTTTTTAAAAACAAATGAGACATCTCCACTACCAGTTGTACCAGTTTGTCCTGGTAATGCCCCTGGTTGTGCAGATACAACAGCACCCATCCCACTAGATGAATCACCACCACCTTCACCATCTTCAAAAAATTTGTTATAACTAGCTAAATACTTCATAATTTATATATTAAATAAAAATATTATGTTTATCTAAATTTTATTCTTATATTTGTACAAAAAAAATGAAAGGATACTTAGGTGAAACAAAATTAGAAATAAGCAAGACTAAATACACAATGTATAGCAAACAAGATTGGTCTTTACATTGGATTGAAATGTATGGTGGGATAGATGGTTCTCATCACAAAGATTGGGTAATTGATCAAATAGCCAGAATATTAAAAGGAACTGAAGTGACTCTAAAAATTACCAAATGGGAAGATGGTACAATTAATGAAAGGTTTAATTTAGAAGAACCACCACAAGAATATTGGGATTGGGTAAAAGAAGTAAAAAATGGTGAGGATGGTGAAGATAGCTATGATTATGAATTTGGTATCGCACCATAAAATAAGATAATTCTATAAAAAAAATATGATAAATTTAGATTATGTAAAAGATAAGAGAGGATTGGAGTTTGTAAAAAGGGGATGACAGTAGAACATTCTTACAATGGTAAAACTCTGATTGGTAAAGTAAGAAGTGGGAATACAAGTGGAAACCTTAATATCCTTTTTGATGGGGAGAAAAAACCTAGGAACTGCCACCCCACTTGGGCAATGAAATACTTTGATGACAAAGGAAATATCCTAGCCGAATATGGCGAATAGCATTTAAACAGAACTATATAATAACTTTTTAATTATGGAAACATACTATTGGACAACCGAAGAATATCATAATGATAACAGTGTAACGATGTCTGAATATATTGAAATGCAAGAAGATTTTACTTATCATCAACATTTAACGATTGATTATATCGATAGAACTTATGCGGAGGGAATAGATTGTAAAGGAAATAGATGGGGAGTTCACGCAAGTGGGAACGGTGATTGTTTCAATCACAAAATAGAATTTGACTTATTAAACAAAATAACTGATGGCAATTTTTAAACAATATATGCGAATATGAGAAAGACTAGAGAACAAAGGAGAAATGAAAGTTCTGAAAAGGTATGTAGGGAACTTAGATATCAAATAGCTAAATATGGCTTAATAAGCGATTGGGATGCTATAAATAAACACTTTGATTGTTGGATGAATAATGCAAAAAATAATAAGTACGAAAGACCTTAACACTTTATATCAAAAACAAAATATATTGAGTGATATATTTTGTTTTCGTTTGGTAGTCTGAATTAAAAAGTATATATTTGTGCTATAATAGAAATAATATTAAAATATACAACTATGTTAATTGGAGAAAATTGGTATTACTGGGACAAAGATTCAAAGCAATGGAAGCCAGAATCTTATAAATTTGAATTAACAAAATAAACAAGTTATAAAACTAATACACTTATGAACATACATTTTTATTTGAATAACGGAGAAGAAACACCAATAACATCTTTATACGACTTAACAAGCAATCCATTCTCATTAAATGATATAATTAGGTTGGATGTAGAAGAACTTTATCCTGCTGATTACAGTAAGTATAAAGAAGATTTTAGAAGAAAGATGATTGAAGATAGTAAAGAGTTCAAAAAAACCTTTAAAAGAAAAAGTGTTAAATTGGTTAAAGAAGCTAAGTATATGAATATGAAAATAATGTCAGAAAGCAAGCTAATGATAGAGTATCATTGTGAATTAGTAGATTAGGTATGCTGATAATAACCATTGGTTTATAAACGAGACTCCTAGAGTACAGTATTAATAATTATACAAACTTTAAAAATGAGAATAGCTAAGATAGCAAATGAAGGCAATGTATATGAATTAACTAGATATCCAAATTTTATAGAAAGGTTTTTTGGTATAAAGACAAGAACTGATGTATATGAAGACACAGGAGATTCATATAGTTATGGTGGTAGAATATATGTTGATCAGAAGGGAATAAAAATAAGAAATGGATCTGAAGTCCAACAAATTATTGAATATTGGAGACGTAGATTATAGTAATTATACAACGAACTTATATATCATGAGAAAAGCTAATAATACAAAGAAAATATTTACAGACTATTATTTAAATGGTTTTAGATGGTATAGAAAATGTCGCAAAGTTAATTGGTATAAGCATCAATTTACGAAAGATGCTTTAGAACTATCACCAAACTTTACTGGTACTTGGTGGGTTTTGTATGGGAAGGTAAATAGATATAGCAAAGTCACCAAAGAAGAAAAATGGTAATATAACAGAGAAAGTATGAACAAAACATTAAGATTAGCAGCAGAAAACATTTTAAAGAATTTACTTCTTGAATGCACAGAAGATCAGAAAACAATATTTAAGCGTATGTATTGTCACAAAAACTTAGAGTTACCGATAAATGATGCAGTTGATCAAATATCAGATGATAAAATTGATTGGGCTATCACACAGTGCGAAAGAAGCGTAGTTAAAAACAGAGCATCAATAATTTAAATAAAATTTATTGTTTTTCGTAGTTTTAACCAATTAGTAGTTGTATATTTGTCTATATTAAATAATTAAAAGAAAGAAGTGATAATTAAACTCTTTTGATTGAAGATAAACTAGGATGTTAAAACCGTCAGTACTCATTAGAGCACTGTTTAGCGTTTGTCTACCCGAATCTGTATCAGCAGTTGTTTTATTAGAGATATGTAAAGAATAATAGTGTATCGCCCTGCGAAGTCAGTTTAAAAGCTAAAGCTATTTGATACATTCTAGAGTGATACTAGTCAGAAGAGTTTTTATTAAAATAATTAACCCTTTAATTAAAAGTAAATAATAATTTAAGTAATCACGTACTGGATATGGATGTAGTACTTACTACCTGACCTATTAAAAGCCAAATAGACAACGTGTTGGCAAATTATTATACTGTTTATCAGCAGTTGTGTTTATTTTTATGATGTTTAACTAGCTTTGAAAGCAAAACATCCCAAGTGATGCTGGTTTTGAAGAGGCTATATAATTACTTACAAAGTAATAAAACTCGTACTGACTCTTAACTGAGAAGTACATGTATATATAAAAGGCAGGTAAAGATCCTGAAGTAAGTAATTTTTTATTAAAATTAAATATTATGAATATAAAGGGAATGTTAATATATGTAGGATCAGCAATTATACTTTTTATAATATGTTGTTTAATAGACAGGTATGGTAATAAACCCGATAAACCTACTCCTCCTGGATTTAGATGGGGGGATTGAAGGAAACCGTTAAGCCTTGAATACGGTGTGATTAAATTAAATAGTCCCAAAACAGATAAACTCCTAGATGAGGTAATGTAATAAGAGGTTAATCACTAAAGATAGGTAGGTTATAAGATGTAGTATTAAGTTAATCAATCGTCTATATAGTAGGATAGTTAGCTAACAGCGTACAGAAATGGGTGCAAGTACCATTTGGTTATTAAATAAGAAATTAGGAGTCGAAATCTTTAGTTAATACTACATATTATATTTATTAAGTGTACCAACTAATTGTAATAAGGTTGGAAGTAATAATAGGGAAATAGCTAGTTACTCAGCCCGAACTCAATTGGGGGATTTTGCCAAGAGGTTATGAAAAACAAAATACACTTAGGCAAACAATTTACAGAAAAAAGACAATCAGTGACACGCATTAGACGAAACGTAGTAGAATTTTGATTCTAGCGACATTATCTTTTTATCCATTTGTAGTAGTGATAACCCGAACAAAGCTAAAGTACACAAAAGGTTATAGGCGATGTACGCTACTACAGATGGTTTTTTAATAAATATATAGTATAAGTTATATTAGTGGGGTTCTACTTCCTCAATGTCAACTATTTTCAATCCCCTATCATCAATTATTGCAATTTCATACTCATCTGGGTATTCAGCTCTATTACCTAATGTTGAAGACATATCAATATTTTCTGATGACATTTCAATAGTTACAATGAACCACTTTTTAGTTTCTTCTCCGTAACGGTGTAAAAAAGACTCTACAAAATCATAATCATCATACATATCTTTATCACCTACAAAAGATTTACCTAAATCTTCTTTGTTTATATCATCAATACTATCAACATTCAATAATCTATAAAGGATGACTGTATTTGGAATGTCTTGTATTCCATATGGGAAATCAGTATTACAGAAATCATTTAATCTATCAAGAATTTCATAATAATCACCATATGGACCACCCTTTACCTCATCGTGATAATATTTATTTGCGTAGTCAAGTGCTATTTCATTATAGTCATCTTCATCAAAATTTTCATCATAGTCTTCAAATAATTTTAAATACTTCATTATCACAATATTTTTTATAACCTATATATTAATTTAGTTAAAACCATGTTAAATCATTGAAGAAACAAACATGCATATCTTTACACAGAGTAATTATTAAACAACATACAAAATAAAATGAAAAAATTAGTTAGAGCCTTACAAATTTTTAACAGATACACAGATAGTGAGTTTCCTACTAGTTGTGTACACAATCAGATGTTCGTACATGTTGATCCAAAACAAGTCAATAATTCAGATATAATAGAGTTGGAAAGTATTGGCTTTGAAGTAGATTATGGACTAGAGTGCTTTGTATCTAATAAGTATGGAAGTTGTTGATATTAGTGTATAGATAAGACAAGATGGCTAAATATAATATTAATCAGAAATAAAAAAATGGATAACAACGAATTAGAAAGAATTAGCGATTTGATATGGTCTACATTAAACGCAGTAGATAATCAAGATTTGAGCAAAGATGAACAAATTGATTTGATTAAACCAATAATAAGGGAATGTCATAGTTCTTCAAGAAAACTCGGAAGGAGACAAATATTAAACCATCTAGATGAAGAGATTAATCATCTACGCAAAGATGTATAATAAATATTATACACAAATAACAAAAACCCTTTTTAGTTAAAAACTTTAAGTGTTTTTATTATATAATCCATATGAGTAAGATATTAGCACATGTACCATCAAGGTTCGAAGACCTAATGATAACGAATTACCATCTTCTAGCAATTGATGCTAAAACAGGTGAAATATTTAGATTTCCATTAGATAGTGATTATGAGTGGTTTATTGGTAGTAAAAATTATATTGATGGTTTGATAGAGGTTAAGTTATTAAAAAATAAGATAAAAAAGAAAAACATATTCTGTATGCTTGGCACACATAACTATGAAAATGTTGGTGTACAAAAGGCAAGGGGTTTATATAATAGTTTTGACCCAATAACTAGAAAAGTTCAAGAATGTACTATTTGTGGTAAATATATGTATATGTATAATAAAGACGTAAAGTCTTTTAAAGGCTTAGATTTAGAGTGGATTTATATTAAAACATAGTATTTTTTAATATATAGTCTATGGAAAGAATATTAAAATACTATGATTTTATAAATGAAAGTTATGAATTTAAAAACACAACAAGAGACCTCTATGACACAGGAGTTTCATATACATTCACAAATAGAGATAATATCGAATTTAGAGTAATATTTGAATTAAAAGATTATGCATGGTGTAGAGTATATGGTATAGTTGGTGCTAAACAATTTAGAGAATTAGATAAATCAGATGCGATAAATGTTGTGAAAACAGTTACTGAGATAACCATCGATTTCATCAATAGGTATGATCCAAAAATAATATTGATAGAACACATACCCTCTGAATCAGAAAAAGATGACGAACTCTATAGACCAAGTGATGAAAACAAAAGAACTAGAGTCCATAGAAGATTTTTACTACGTCTTTTACCCAAAAATTATAAATATTCTAATGAAGGCCCAAGTTCTATGATAACTAGAATAGAAGATTAAAACAAAGAATACCATGAATAACTTAATTAAATATTACGAGTTTATATCGGAGAAGTATAATTTTGAGATTATAAACAATCCCTCACCTTTCCGTATCCAATATACTTTTACTAATAGAGACAATATAAAATTTAATGTAATTTTCACACAATTTAGTAAGTACTGGGAGCGTGAATACTCTACTACATTAGATACTCCATTTGCAATGCTTGAAAAACCTGATTCCATAAATGTAATAGCTACTATCACTGCAATAACTATTGATTTTTTAAATAAAAATAAACCAAATGCTATAATTATACCACACATATCTAGCAAAAAAGAAAAACAAAAAGATAATTATGATTCAAATTCTGAGAATCAAAGACTCATAGCAAACAGAAGGTTCTTAACAAGGGAATTGCCTAGTGATTATATGTATACCAACGAT